TGTCGATCCATTCTTTGTTGGCCGGTACAAAGGTCTTCGGAGCTGCCAGCTTATACCGCGGCGTCGGCAGGCCGTTGCTTGAGGTATCGGGTTTGCGAATTGGCATATCGATTCCCCATTCTGTGCACAACTCTTGTAGCGTAGCTTGCATTGTGGCATTGCTGTAGGCCGCATTAGCAAACAATGTTGCAACCAGTTGCTTGGTCTTTTTAGTAATTCCGGCCTCCTCTGTATTGCCAGCGTTCTTCTGCAACTCATTGATGGCTTTCGCTGCATCTGCAATGCCCTGTTCAATGTGCATCATATTGGCTGCATACACGGTGGTCTGCCCGTCAATCCAGCTCTGTTTCTCGTAGGTCATTATCATCCCTCCCGAACACGGTTTTCAATGATATGATTGGCTTGATGTTTGATTTTGGCGCCATAATGGCACATACGATCTTCCTCCAATCAGCGTGGTCAAAGATTCATATAATAGTAGCTGGTCATACTGCCTCCGATACGACTATACCGTGCCAAGAACCATTTTCCCGATAGCAGCTTTGCCGAGGGTTGCAGTAGTACTAGAAGTGCCTGAACCCATTCCCCATTCTTCCCGCAGTGCATTGTAAGTTGCCTGCATAGCTGTGTTTTTATATGCGGCGTTTTCGAACAGAGTCAAAATGTATCCCTTCGCGTTATTCGAGATGCCATCTCCGACAGAAGGGCCGAGTGCAAAGATTTTGTCTGCAATCTCAGTCACTTTATTGGCTTGTTCTTCTATGGAGTTGGCCTTTTCTTCTATAGATTTTTCAATGCTTTCTGCTTCTTTTTTGAGCTGAACAATCGTTTCAGCTTTGAGTTCGAGAGCTTCAAGCTCGGATTCGGGGATTCCAGCAAGCAAACGCCAGGAGTCATCATTGTCAAGCATATATACTCGTGCTGTAGCGACACAGTATGCAATGCTTGTCTTGTGAGCGTATTTCTTAACTCCTGACAAGCCTCCTCTTGTCGTGCTGGTTGGAAGGTTATCAATGTCGGCGGGCTTGTCGCACATGAACTTATACCAACAGTCCGTCTCGGATTCGAGCTTTTTTTCAACGACCAGAATCGCCACGTATCCTCTCCTCCTTTTCCTCAGCTTTTTTCTCTAGCGAGAACAGTTCCTCAGAAAGTTCTGCTCCGATGATTTCTTTAGCTTCTTTTTGAGGAAGATAGATTTTCTTTGGCTCGACATCGCCAATTTCTAAACAGCGCTTGTTCTGGTAGTAACAAGCTGACAGAACACGAGCTTTGTGGGCGTAGCAAATTCCCGTATACCGTTTGTTTGCTGTCCCGTAAAGCTCATAGTTGTATCCGCTGCACCAGCCGCACCCTCTTGCTACCGGGCAGTGGATACATTCATCTGTTGACTGGCTCGTCATTGTGATGCTGTCCAGTTCTTCCTTAACTTTTCGTTGCTGCTCCGTAGAATAAAGCCCGTTATGGCAGTCTCCAAAACAGACCTTCGATGCTTTTTCTTCTCCGATGGAGATTGGAGCATAGCGAATGCAGGGGTACGCCTTGCCATCCGGTGCAAAGGCCAGCATGTTTCCCGTGCCGCCGCAATAATTTCTGTCGTCGGCAGGGTCATTTGGGGTCCCGATGTCTGCCTCTAAGATTGAGACATACGAAAAGCATCTGGTCTCAATCAGCCAATTGGAGAGATTCCGAAGTTCGGAGTAGATTTGCGCAGCATCCTCGCGCGTATAATTCGGCTCGTATGCAAAATTGCAGTTAATGACTTCGCATCCCTCAGCAACCATCATCTTGATGCTCGGCGTGATGTACTGGATGGAACCCGGAACAAAGGTCATCTTGGAGTTGTACCAACCATATTTCTTTCCGTCCTGAAAAGCACGATAGGCCGTGTCAAATGACCCAATTCCATTCTTATCCACCCGAAAAGCATCGTGGAGTTCCTTAACTCCATCAATGGAGACTGTCACTGACATCATATCGTGGTATTTTCGGAACAAATGCTGTGCTTCTGGTGTGAACCAGAGTTGACCATTTGTGGCAAAGGAGATGCGCGAAAATGGAGCGATCGGGATATGTTTCCTCCAGCATTCCGCGATGAAGTAGTCACATATCTTTTCGATGAGCTCAGCCTGAAGCAAAGGCTCCCCACCGATGAAATCGAGGACGATTCCCTTGGTTTTCTTGCAAATGAAATTGCCATCGTCCTTTTCATACAAGTCCAGAATGTAGTCAATGATTTTCTTGCCGGTTTCGAGCGTCATGGACTGGCAGCTTTTATGGTTCTCATAGCAATATGAGCAGCGAAGTGTGCAGTCGCCAGTGATTTGGAATGTCACGCCACGGCTGACACGAAAATCGCCATCCTCGGCAGTTCCGAAAAGCTTGCACAGGTAATCTGTATAATCACGAGCGCTCGCGGGTTTTTCTTTCACCATGTACAAGTCACTTCCATTCTGTCGAAATCGAACTCATAGCGCATATCCGGAGGCACAGTCCCAATCAAAGATGCAAAGAGTTCATTTTGAGCCAAGGAAAGCTCAATGTACGTAGTCTGATACAGCTTTTGGTTTTCTTCGATCATGGCTTTCAACTGCTCCGAAGGAGCCTCGGAGTACGCCCTTGCCAGGATTGAAATAAACGATCGGTAGCTTTTGCAAATGTAATTCAGCCTCTCGATTTCGAGGCTTTCCTGTGCTGTAAGCTGGAATTTCTTTTTATTCGATTTTTCCATATGTGTCTATCCTCATATCATCAAAATGCGGCATCTTTCCATCGACAGCTGCATATTGTTCATTTGCTTTCGAAAAAGCCGCCAATAGCTGTAAGAAGGTGTGGAGTTCTCGGCTCTGATCCTTGGAAAGAAATCCCAGAATGGCATTGCCAAATACATACATTGCAAGGATGCGTTCGTCGGAATCAAGGCTCAGAGAGGCAATCTTCTGAAGCTCTTCATTGTCGAATGGAGCAAGGTCTTTGATATGAAGCGCACCATCCGGAAAAGTGTTTACAGCAAGGGCATAGCTGAACAGCTTTTTTTCAGCATCGGATTCAAACTTTTTCTCACAGGCCAGCGCCATAGCGCAGATAACGTTCTCGATGTACTTGCTCCACGCAATGAAGTCTTTTGTGTTGGGGTTCTGAAACACCGACAAGTATGCGAAGCATCGAGAGAACCTGTTGCCTTGCCGCATCCGCTGGCAAATCGTAAAGTCTTCTGGAACAATACTTTCTTGCAGCATCAATTTACACAGGGCTCGATTCCGTTCATAAAAAGAGTCTGTCTCTGCTGCTCTGACCTGAAATGTGATAGGTTCCATCATTAACTCCTTAAAATCACAAAAGCGATCCACAATTCGAACAGGACCACACACATCCTCCAGCACAGGAGTTTCCACCACAGGTGCCACTACACTGCCCTGCACAGTCACCGCCACAGCCAGAGCAGCTACCAGCACAACTGCCACCACCACAGCTTCCACTGCAGCCATAGCAGCCGCCGGAACAGCCATTCGAACAGGCCATTTGACAGCTATCGCCACAGCCACCTTTGCATCCGCCACTGCACGAAGTGTTGCAAGAACCAGTACAGCTCCCCGTACATGTGTTCGTGCAGGTATTGTTACAACCTCCCGTGCAGGTGTTCGTGCAAGTGTTGTTACAGCTTCCAGTACAAGAGCCGGTACAACTTCCAGTGCAAGAACCAGTACAGCTGCCCGTACATCCACTGCAGGTGGAGTAACAGCCGGAGTAACAAAGACCCGAACAGGACGCAGCGCATCCAGTGTCTCCGCCGCCAGCTGGGTTCTTCCGTGACAGCTCATAAATTTTTGCTGACGCAGCATTCAACGTGTCAGCAGTAACAAGGCTATGAGAGGCCTTGGTATAGTTGCTTCCACAGATTGCATCGACCGGCTGGGTGATTTTCCGGATATGTTCGTCGAGAACCAGACCGCTTCTGGACGGTTGCGTCCCATAATCATAGGAACTGCCGTTATATTGTGTCATCGAGCCAACACTCGCCGAAGTGCTTCGACGTGAAATTTCTGATTTTACAAGTTTTTTCAGAGCAATGTACTCATCCGGCGAGATTAAAGCTCCTCTTGTAGACATAACATCACCTTCCTACTCGAATGCGCAGTCTTCGCACATCAGTTCTGTCATCGCTTTCAACGGCGTAACCTACAACGCAGTAGGAAGAATATTGCTCGTCCTTTCGCGCTGCTCGTCCGACTCCGGGGATGTCAGAGGGCAAAATAATATCCCCGGTGCAGATTGGCCCGGTCACTCGTGTCATAACACGCCCGGCCAACGCAACAGGGATATACTTTCCAATATTCTTTTCGTGGTAGTCTTCCGTATCAGATGCGTATTCGCCGCCGATCAGCATCGCGTACTCGTCAGAATGAACTCCAGCAATCATCTTACACCGAACATCCGCACGAACATAACGTTCGTTTTGGCTGGTGACATCAAGTGCAATGATGTCACCAGGCTCGGTCTCCCCACCGCGTGGGAACCATTCCGCATAGTCGTTATAGACTGCGCCGTAACATTTGGAGAAATTGGCCACGCCGGAGGTGTTGATGTAATAGGACGTGTTACCGAAGGAGACTGTGCCATGAAATGTACCGCCGCCGGTCGGCATCGCTCCGATGTTGCTGCAAGCACCCGACGCAGTTGATGAACCAGTTCCGCCGCGTCCAATTGGGAAAACACCAGAGTTGATATCAGATGCAGCGTGGCCATGCTGCTTCGGTGCCGCGCCAAGGTTCTCGCGAGCGGCATCTCTGGTACTTGAACCGGTTCCACCCTGTTCAATTGGAAAGACACCAGAGTTGATTTCAGACGCAGAATGTCTATGCTGTTTTGGTGCCGCGCCAAGGTTCTCACGGGCGGTATCTTTATTGCTCGAACCGGTTCCGCCCCGTGCGATTGGAAAAACGCCAGAGTTGATGTCAGATGCAGGATGACTGTGCTGCTTCGGTGCAGCACCAAGATTCTCGCGGGCGGCATCTTTTTCACTCGCACCAGTGCCACCATGTGCAATCGTCAACACTCCGGAATTGATATCCGAAGCAGCATGATTATGCTGTTTTAAGGCAAATGCTTCGGCATGTTTTCCGTCTAATAAATCTGCATCACAGCCGACCATCAGTCCATATGGTTTCAGAAGTTCAACAATTGCGCTTGCAGTAAAGCTCACTTTTGGCAAGGCATCATTGGCGGTTCGCTGAATGTCGGTTACATTGCCGAACATTTCCTTCAGGATTGCATTGATGATATAAAAGACGCGGTTGAACTGTTGCGCTGTCGGGATTCCGTTGACACCTCCGACAATATAGGCCCATCCACCGGTCCATTCTTCAACTGTAAGAGGAGCCTGAACGCCGTTCGCAGAAAAAAGGTTCTGGATATATTCGTTCAGATCCGTCGCTTTTTGGTCTGCCATAGTATCAATTCCCTCCTATCACATTATAGACTGGGCGAACTTTCCCTTTCCAAAGCCGCATACATTCGGGTTCAAATCAGAAAAACCGAACGTATCGGTGTCCTTTGTTGAGAGAGAAGTCCTAACTTTTACGCCTGCGGGATGAATTATCAAATCGTGTGTTCCGAGCAACGTCATGACGATGTCGGAAAAAGGTGCAGAAACAGAGAGGTAAAATGTTGCAGGCGTGTCGGTTCGCTCGCTATATAGAACCTGTGTCGCACCAAAGATTATTTTTGTGGCGTTGATGATATCGTTCGGTGTGCACCGGCAGGAATTGATATACGCTTTATACTTGAGCGTGATGCTGTATATTTTATCGTCGTCGGCGAGTTCTCGACTTCCAATCATTTGGCCGGCTTCATGTCGTGTGAGACCTACGAGTTGACCAATGCGGTCAAGCTGAACGCCACTGCACATGTCAATGTAATTCAGAAGTTCAAATTCATCGAACTCAGTTGTGAGTTCATCGAACTCAGTTGAGAATGCTTCCAGGAAGCCATCAATTACTGAAGGATTCTCTCCGCCAGTCGAAAAAGCTTCCGCACTTAATTCTTTATATGCCATTTTTAACCTTCACATCAAATAGAACGCTGCAAAATCCATTTTCCGGTAGAATCCTTTTTATACGTTGAGGGCGGGTCGGCTACAAAAGCCAAACTTCCCATAGCGCCATTTTCCGGAATAGATTTCAAATCATCTACACTATCGCATGTATAGTCAACAAAATATCCAACAGTGAATGAGCCAAGTCTGAATTGCATTGGGAGTTTTGCTCGCATTTCCTCAAATGATGAAATCATGATACTTTCACAATCCTTATCCCATTTGCGACGATCAACGGTTGCTGCTCTTTAGAGACAGCAACAACGCCAACTGCCATACTACTATCCTCAACACTGCTGACATCAGACTTCTCATTCAGCGTTCCTCGGATTTCGACATAATCCACACCAGAGATATTCTCCAGAATTGGGCGGATGAGCCTCTGAAGACGAATGGGTTTTCCCACTTCAGGGCTCTCGTTGGACAACAGCGCTTTGATTCTTTCCTCGTAGTCATCATCAAGTCCACCAGCACTTGTGATTTTTATGGACAGCAGCAGGTAAACTGTTTTGACTCTTGTGAATTCGAGGTATTGACTGTTCCCGTTCATATCGGTCGCATAGGAGTAATAAGACCCATATGCGCGGATTCCGGCAGCTTTATTTTTCCAGATTACATTTGCGACTGCGGCATCCGAGCCTCCCTGGACAACGATCTCAATGCTGTGCGGAGGTCGGCCATCAGCATCAGTCTCATCTGTGTCGTTCTGGTAGCCTGTAGCATAGGTGACACCTTCCACATCGCTGTACAGGATGGAAACGATACTCGCCACCGTTCCAAGAGCCCGGTTCGCCAATCGGTCAATGTAGGACGACCGGGCTTCAGCGTCAGTTTGCTCCAGGTGGCCCGAATTAGGCGTGATCCTGTTTGCTACAGACTCAAATCCATCAATATTCGTCACGATTTTTGTTATCGTGTTATTGGCATGGATGAAACTTCCGTAATCGACGCTTTCGAACAGAATATTGCTCGTTACACGGACGATGGTGACATATTCACATGTGTTGGACGAAAAGCAGTCGGATTCCTTAGCACCGTTCAGCACGATGGTTCTCTGGCCCTTCTCGTTCGTTTCGGTTTTGACGGAAATGCCGAAACTTTCAAAAGCCTTGAAACCTTGAAGTTCTGCAATAATTTTATCAATGGCGTCATCATAGGATTTCACCGTTAGCTTTTTAGAGAATTTGGAACTTGAGGATGCTGTTCCAACGTCTCCGGAAGTTGCACTTCTTTCGATGCTGAACGAGAACGTGAAGGTCCCGCTGATATCGTCAATTGGCTGAATGGTAAGACTTGACCAGTTTTTTATTGTGATGGTTCCAATGCTTGCACATTGAAACTGTCGAACCGGCGATGTACTGGTCTGGACAAGCGCGCCGGCTGGAATGATAGTCCCTTCCTTGCCAGTGCAGGAGAGAAAATACGTAGTGCGAGCTTTTCCGATTCGGCTGACGCCGCCGAGCTGCATACAGCGGTCAAGGGCAACGCCTTCAGCAGTAATCGGGGAAAGATTTTCGTATCCGGAAGAATAATCCTCCCAAACCGAAGCAATTTGGTCGCAGAAAATCGTTGTCAAAACATTCAGGATACTCTGCGGATTTTCCGACGGATCGACGCCGATGTTCTCTTTCAGGGCAGTGCAGACTTGGGAATAAATTTCGTCCAGCCGCTTCAGCACAAAGCCTTTTGAGGTAATGCCATAATCACCCAATTTTCAGATTCACCTCGCTTTCGATTTCGCCTTCTGTTGAATTGACTTCAAACTTGCAGGATAGAATTCGGCTTTTGGTATCCGTTGAAAGTTCAAAGGATACGATTTCATGCACACCATTGACGCTCAGTATTTGCTCTTTCAGAATCTTTTCAATGAGTGTGAGATTTGGATTTTTCTGAAATATCTCTTGCAGATACGGAGTGCCCATAGCATTGTTGAACACCCATTCCCCTTTCAGCCAACGGAGCTTTATCTGCAATGCCTGCCGGACAGAATCGATGATTCGGAAATCACCATCAGGTCCGATGTACAAGTCTCCGTTTTTGGTAAGGGCCAAATCTTTTAGTGCCATAGTCGTTCTCCATTTACACCGGCGGGCCACTTGGTCCAACAGGGGTCGTATGCGTGTGCAGATTCATATTGACACCATTGAGTGTCAGAATGCCCTTGACTGAAACATTTCCTGTCACATCGACAGTCGGTGCAGTGACACTCACCGTCGGCGAATTAACGCTTACGCTTGATTCAGTCGCATTTACAGTCGTAGCGCCCAGTGATAGCTTTACGCTCCCATTCTTGATGGTGACAAGGATTCCGCCTTGGCTGATTTTGATTTCATCTTCTTTTACCGAGATGTAGGTGTCCTTTGCGAACATAATGGCCGCATCGGTCTCCCCTGCCTTTTTCACCTTGTCACTTGCCGACTGATTCAGCCCCGGAATCGCGAGAGCATTGGAGAGGTCAAATTTGAAATCATCACCAGCTCCCCCTTCTCCGAACAGGGCAACGCAGCCGTCTCCGGACTTGACGGGAAATGCAAACCCGACGCTTCCATTTTTGCCGCATGGCATCAGGATTCTTACGCCGGGCACCTTTGGATACGGAACGCTCATCCCATCATCTGTAAGGATTCGCAGGTCAGGCGTGATGTCCGCAGTATGATTGTCGGTGATATTATCACTGACTTTTGCCGAAGATGATGTATGAACATCTTCGAGCTTGTCCTCGATAAGTTCACACAGCGCATCCAGTGCTTCTTGTCCGAAATCCGGCATCATACTATTTTTTTACCTCCACAATTTGCGCTTTACAGATCCAATCGCCACCATCTGTGTCTCCGCTGAATGCGATCTTGGACATGCGATAATTGCCAGAGTAGCTATTTGACTCCAGACGAATATAATCGTCAATGTGAATATGTCCATTCATGAGATACGTGATTTCCAGCCCTTTTTTCGATTTTCTTTTGGTGGTGTTTTTGGAAGCCTTCGAACTGTTCTTATCACTGCTTTGGGAGGAATTGAAGAACGGGACCGGAGAACCTATGAGGCCCGTATCCGGAGAAATCAAATAGGCGGCATTCGTGATAGGCTCATCGACGGCGCAAATCTGAATCACACCGTTCTGGATGCTCCAACGAAATCCATCCTTCTTGCATATCTTTTCAACAAGGCTCTTCCCTTTTCCTACAAAGGCGAAATTTTTGAACTCTGAAAAATGAACGCTCTTAGAGTATCGGACACCGCACCCAATTTTCGACGCACAGTCCTCAATGATGCGTTGGCCGCTTACGCTTCCAGAATAGCTCAAGCTGACAGTCCCGTCTCTGGCAGAGGTGAAGCTGTCTGCAAATTCTATCGTGGTCTCATGGTCAGCAGAATCACTCGATGTAGAACAACAGGTAATGGTCCCGCCCATGATAACAGGGATATCGTCGTCATACCCGGCGCTCAGTTCAATCAGACAGTCTTCCTTTTCCAACAGCTGGAGCGTTTCTTTTGACAGGTTCCAAAGATTGATTTTTCCCGTATTGGAGGACACACTTTCTCCAATCTCGACAGAAAACTGACATCGGAGAGCCCTCCCGGTATCAGAATTTATCGCGCCGATCTCTTTTCCGGTCGAACGGTCTTTTCCGATCCTGACGCGATATTGTCGATTGAAATTGCGTTGCATAAAGCCTCCAAGTAAAATCAAGCGTCATCCTGATTGAATGAAGTGTATATCAGATGGGCAGTGCCATTGACAAAATCATTCCGTCCGATCCGCTCATTGTCGCTGGTCACGCCAATGATGCCAGGCGGACCCGCCGTATCCAGATTGAAGAAGTTCCAAATCGCTCCGGGCACCAGTTTTGCCATGCCGATGATGAGCTGCATTTCTGCATCATAGATGCTGAGAAGCCAAAATGCTCCACGCTCGTTCCAGGTAACTCGGAGATAATAGTATGTACCATCCAGACTGACACGCATCGTGGAATCGTTATGGTCCGGAACGGAAAGTTCATAATAGGTCATTACGGGTTCTCCTTCAACAGTCCAGTAGCGATTCCAAGTGAACAGGCAACGCTTCTTTTGGTAGAGCCGGAGCCTTTTTTACTGGTGGAAGAAGATTTTGCCTGCCCGCTGCCGGTGTTTTTGGCAGACTTTCCTCCACGGACATACTTGATATCGATGGTGACAGTCTCAGTTTTTGTGATCGTCACCTGCGTGAGAGTCATCTGGACGTATACACTGCTGCCTGTCTCTACCTTTTTGGGAAGTGTGCAGCTTTCGATGCACATGTTTTCATAGACATCACTACCGACAGTGAATGTCATGATGGCACGTTCCTTCCAGAGCTTTCGAAGCTCTTCGCACATCATCTCCACACGGGCAGAAGAAGCCGCGTGTTCTTTTGACCATGTGACTGGAGAGTTCGAAAATACGGCTTCCACATCCAGCGAAACAGCTTTCAGACAGATGTTGTCACTAATGGAATAGCCGGATTCAGTCGCATATTGAGGAACTTCGCTTTCAAGGGTTTCGCTTCGTTCGATAATGGCGTCGAACTCAAGAGTGCCCAGAGTTGCCGGCTTCGTTACTTTCATCTGAGCTACCTCCCATAGTTAATCATGCGAGCGAGACCGTCGGCAGACTGTGTGCTCTGAGTCGAAACTTCGCTCCGAAGCTTATCAGCAGCGGTCGTGGAATCAACATGGAACGTATATTTTTGATTGTTCTCTTGTCGTACCGATACATTTTTGGTGTTGTTGTTCACGGGACTGGATTTTATCGTTTTGACTGTTACGCCAGTTCCACCAGTCCAGGCTTGATTCTTCATGAGGGCGACGCCGTTCTGTCGGTTAAGATACGGCACATTTTTATTGTTCGAAGACGAAGAGCCTGACCTGTCGGTATTAGACGATACCGGTTTACTCTTGGTTGTCTTTCCTGAACCGTAAGAGCCCGATTTGTCTTTGGGCTTTTCTTGCTTCTGCTGGTCTGATTTATCGCCAGATTTTTCTGACCTGCGCGAGCTTGATTTATCATCGGGCTTTTCCGTTTTGCCTGAATTGTCACTTTTTCCGCTGGTTTTCTCTTCAGGGAAGTTGGATTTGTTATCCGGCTTCACATTGTCTTCCGACGCATCACTCTTCTCGTTGGCCGTCCCACCAGATGAGCCGCCAAAGTCATCCTCGTCTGTAGAACTTCCTCCACCGTTGAAGAACGCCTTTACCTGTCGTGCAAGATTTTTGACCCACTCGATTTTTTCGCCGAACCAGTCGAAGATACCAGACAACCAATCCTTGAATGCAGCGGCTTTTTCTTTTACAGTCTCTATGAATCCGAAGATGTTCTCACGCAGTTTGTCGGTATCAACACCGATGTTTTCGAGAAAAGTTCCAATCCAGCTGTCTTTTCCTGATAGAAATTTCCAAAAGTCCTGAATCGCAAGGAAGATGACAAGAACTGCTCCCGCAATGATAGCAAGCTTCGGGCTTACTCCAGGAAAGCCAAGAGCTTTTGCAACAAGATTTACTCCGCTTTCAAGAACTCCAAAAACCTTGCCAAGAGCGCTAAAGGACGAAATCAGAATAAAGGCAGTTGTAAGGATTCCGATAATGTTCGTCAGTTCCGTTTTGTGCTCACTTATGAATTTTTTGACCTTTTCAAACCAAGATGGGATTTTTTCGAAGAATCCGATGACCTTTTCTCTCAGTTCATCGGTGTCAACTCCCATTTCATTGAGCATTCGTCCGAAAACACTGTCACCGCCCTGAAAGAAGGTCCAGATGTCCTCGATGATTAGGAACAGCGCCAGCCACTTGGCTGCAGCCAGAATAGTCTTTAAGTTGATGCTATCAAGAAGGTTGACAACGCCAGTGAGAAACTTTGTGATTTTATCTGCATTGAAGGCGATGTATAGCGCTGCAGCAGACATCGCAACGAGCTTCAGGAGCTTGTCATAGCCGCCAAGCTTGTTGGCTATATCATCCATCCAAGACTTTACTTTTTTCGCACCACGCAGAAGCTTATCGCTGAAATTGATGATGAGACGAGAAAGCTTGTCCGTGATTTTATAGGTGCTATCGATATCTTCCAACCAAAAGCCCCAGCTGTTCCGAATATGCGTTATCGCATCTGTGATATTCAGATCAACCTCGCCGAACTTCCTCTGGATGTCATCCTCGGCATCCAAAATAGCTTTTTTTACTGTAGCCGCAGACAGAGTACCGGCCTTTGCCATCGCCTCTAGCTGGGTCTTGCTCTTGCCAGCAGACTTTTCAATGAGTTCGGCCACTTCAGGGGCTTTTTCATACAGCTGCGAAAATGTGTTTTTGTCCACATTCCCGGCGCTCATGGCCTTTGACAGCAGCCCCATTGTTGTGCCGATATTGTTGGATTTTCCGCTCCCCTTTTCGAGTTTTTCGACAAGAGAGGTGAATTTCACAGCATCGTCGATTGGGAAAAGAGTCTTGTTTTTTACGACGAGGTCGTCAACATACCCAGCCATCTTTCCATAAGACTCACGACATTCCTGCGCAGAATCAAGGATTTTCTTCTGGATTTCCGACTGCTCACCGAGTCCTTCTGTTGCGCCGCGAATAGCGTCGTTTATGCCGCTGAATTCTTCGGTGATGTTTTTTACCCAAGCAAGAGATAAACCTACTCCAAGGGTCCCAAGAACTTTTGTGGCAAGAGATTTGAAGGAAGTGATTGCCGACTGTGCCTGAGCTAGGCTGGCCTGGTCAGTTTTGAAGCTGATAATGTTGAAGAACTCGTTAAGTACTGTGCTCTGAGCCATCAGATTAACTATCCTCCGATCTTGCGTTTTCCATTTCCATCCGCTCTATGTCGTTCTGCATGGCGATGATATCATACAGCATCAGAGCTTCATCAAGGTTGTACACCTCTTTCAGCTCATACATAGAAGCGTAATGGCCTTGAATCAGAGAATACATAATCCATTCGAGATTGGTTATGCGCTCTGAGTCGAGACTTCCGTATTCTTCGATCGTGCCGCCTGAGTGCCGCTCATGAGGTTTCCAAAGAGGGTACTCAGACCGTCGAAAAAACCGCTGTAGTTCTGACGAATCACAGCAGCACACAGCTTGACTGCGCCAATCAGGTCGGCACAGAAAATCTCATCAAAGTCGCTTCTGGTGAGCACGACCCAGTGGTCATCTTCGTCTTGGAACGAAACATTTCCATACTTCAGAACCAGTTCATCCAGAAGCGTTGTGAGCTTCTGACCGTTGATTTTTCCGAGCGCGTTTGCCAGCGATTCGGAGTCCAAGTTCATGCCTTGGAACATTTCCATGCCGGATGCTTCGTCATCATTGCCGCTGGATACGGCAACAGTGCCCATGATGGGCAGCACGATTGCGGTTACATCACCGAACACATAGGCGGCATTCATTGCTCCCAGGGGGCGGACCTTGAATCGGATTTCTCCAATCGAAACGTCCTGGGCTTCCATTCTTTTAAGTCTCATTGTTCAACTTCCTTCCTTACTGAGGGGTCAGGTCGCCAACACAGTGCAGCGTCCATTCCTGATTTCCGCCCTTTGCTCCATATGCGATGCCTGCAGGCTTCGTAACCCACGCGGCCTCGGCGCTGAAGACGGGGTTGTCTCCAAGATCCTTAATCAGAATCGGGAAATAGCCTGCGCCGGGCTCTTGGACATTCAGATTGTACTTTGTCAGCAGCCAATCATTGGTCAGACTGCCGTACTGCATCGTGAACTTAACCTCGTAGCGCGGGTCCTGCGAAATGTTGACGACGACTTCTCCGTCGGCTCCAGCCTCGTCAGAGGCGCCTTCACCAAGCGGAGCGATGGTGATAAAGCTGTCAGCGGCATAGCCACTGGTAATATGGGAGCCAAGAGCGGCGAGCACGTTCTTAGGGCTATAGGTATGGATTCTCTTTCTCACGATTGTTCCCTCCTAGATCAGTAGTTTACAGTGCCGGAAATCGCAGTACTGTTGATAGCGCCTGCGAGTCGGGCGGTCCACTTGACGCCCAGGAGCTTGCGGGTCTTTCGAGTCGCTGCGGTAATCTCGGAAATAGACGGAACCGTAATGGTATACGAAGGAACCTGCACATTGTCAGAGATTTCAGGAGCAGCGATACCGCCGTTCTTGACACCCTCATCAAGCGCCGCACGGAGTGCGCTCTCGACAAGAGCAATGCCCTCCTTGGTGTAGGGAATCTTACTGTATTGCAGGAAGAGGTTGACCTCGTTTTCCTGAATCTTGGACTTCAACCAGTCGCAGAAGCGGACTGTATCAATCCATTCACCACTTGCCATTTTTCCGCCGACGACCACATTGGCGTTTCCGAGCTTGGTGAAGTACATAATGTTCGCGTCGTCCATGGTCTTCGTCTCCTGGTCGGAGAGGTCCTGAACATTGACGGCAGCGAGAGACTTATAGGCCCACATTTCAGAACCGGGATCGTAGGAAAGGAAACGTGCGATGAGCGCCGCGTTGATATAGTCGTCTTCGGACTTGGCATGGATTGTAGCGCTGCGGCTCATGGTCTCCTGGACAGGGTTTGTGGTCAGGCTGGTTGTCTGGAACACACAAATCTTCTCGTTCGATTCGACCCAGGCGGCAATCTTCTGAATTTCATCTTCTGTAACACCAACCGGGCACATGGCATACCATCCGCTGGTAGCCTTTGCGCGGAACAAGGTGTCAGTAATGACCTCTGTATCACCAGAAACCTTTTTTCGCACGGCAATATAGATTTCCTTCGGGCGCGGAGACTGGCTGAAAGCCACCTGAGCAGCCTTAAAAACAGGGTCGGTTGAAGTGAACCCTGCTGCACTCAGCTCATCAAGGCTTGTATAGCTGGCAACATCCGGCGTAGTCTTTCCACCCGCAGTTTCGGGCAGAGGGCCAACGATCAGCATCCGATCATAGCCTCCATCGATGGTGGTAGATGTGGAAATCGTGATATCAACTTGAACAATCTTGTCAATATTCATCTGTTTTCTCCTTCAGAGTATCTGCTTTCACCTCAACACCGATAAAGAAACCTGCCTCGAAGTCAGCGAGTTTCTTTGAGACAGATGCCGGACGAAGTTCTTCATACTCTTTGTCCAGAGCTTGAAGAGCTGCGTATTCTTTGGTTGTGGTGGTGAAATCAATTGAAAAGGCACACTGTGCTCTATCGACGCCGGGCCCACTTCCATAAATCGGCTGAGGGCTCGATTCGGTAGAAATAGCAATATCAAGGCCCAGCATTCGGTCTTCCAGCATTGGGCTGTTTATGTATGCGACAGCCTGTGCCAGATCGGCAACGGCTCTGAATTTCGGAGCCATCACTTTTCCGTTTGTATGAGTCGTCTTGCAGTTTTCGACCATATCGACAGTAAGCGCCATGCTGTTGTGCCAGGTCTGGTACAACAGACCGTCATTCTGCGAAAAGGAACTGTCAACTCGCGTGGAATCGACCTTTCCAAATTCAAGCAAAACATATGGGAGCGGAGGACGTTCAAAACTTCCGGGGCGACTGTATGCGACGGTACAGTTTGGATAGAGTTCTTGGAAGATGTTTCGGATGGCTTCTTGGCATTCGTCAATCGTCATTTTCAGCATCATCCCCCTTTTCTCCCTCCACCGCGTCAAATTGAGAAACCCAGTGCTTCAGGATGGTGTTTCCCCAATATACGGACTGTCGGCAGACGTACCAGTGGCCAAACAAAAATAACCGATCGCCGCTATTCGTGTTCTCGGATTCGGCAGGATGGAGCTCTTCGTCGCTGTAAACAGTGAGCGAGCCAACGATTCCTTTTCCGGATGTGTCATCTTGGGCTGTCCGAGTGACGCCCTGGACATCCAGATAAAGCTTCGAATCGGTATATGATGCAGTAGGGGCTCCATTTTCCCAACTGGTTTTCCCGTACCGTCGTACAAGATATGGCTTCTTAAAGAAAACCATAGGCTACTCCCCTTTCTTGACGACGTAATGGACAGACTGGCGCATCAGGCCAGTATCAATCAGCGGATGGTCGGAGCCTTTTTTCGCAATCGTAGAGGGTGCATTGGGGGTCCAGTTGCCATCTACAATTTCTTGCTGAATCATTCCGACAGATTTGACGCCGATATCATTGGCTGCGGCGGAAGCATCTTCTGCGCTTTTTACGGCCATTTGGCAGAAAGCACCAAGGTCGGATTCATGTGTGTTGAGTGCATCCATGAAAGGTCTTGCAGGAATCGCAACAGAACCATCCTCCGAGACAGTCCCGAAATGGTTCCAGTATGCGATTGCAGCAAGAGGCGTCTTTCCGTCATCAGCGATTTGCCCTTCATGAAAGCCAACCTCAATAGACAAAGAAGAAAGAGCCTCCAAATTCGAGAGAGCTTTCCGTCCGCTGGCGGTCAGGTTAAAGCCAAGGCTGTTCGCAATTTCGCCCATAGGGCACCTCCTGTTACAAAGATTCTCCACTACAGCGAATCGGTATGATGACGAGCTTTCTGAGAGTGAGATATTGAAGCCCATATGCGGTAAGAGCAAGTTCAGCATCCGAGGCAGTATTGGAGCTTTGGTTTGCTCCAAAACTGATACTTGTGCCACCTTCCGATACGCTGCCAATGGAAAAGCCCATGGATGCAATAGAGCCGATGCTTCCCAGAGGATTCTCCCCTTTTCCAGCAAGCTTCATCTTATGGCAAACAAGATATGCAAGTGCTTGGTCATACAAATCGCCAAACAGCTTCTTGCTTACCAGTGGCTTTGCGAGCTCGATCCATTTTTCGATGACTGCATCATCAACATCCTTGAACTCTTCGCCAAAAAGCCGGATGATTTCAAGAGCTTCCATCTTATACTCCCGTTACTGCTGGGCGGTTTCGACCGGTGCAGCTGCCTTGCGGCCACGTTTTACGGCAGTAGCAGCACTTTCGGCTGCTTCAGCAGCAGTTTCGCCATCAGCGGTATTCAGGACAACCTTGTCGCCTTCGACCATGACAAAGCCCATCTCACAGAACGCTCGAATAGCCGGCAGCTTGGAAATCTCTTCAGAGATGTTCATAGAATCGCCGGGCATCAGAATGGTGGGACCAACATTGATGATTTTTGAGCCAATATTATGGAGAATCATATTTCTTTCCCTTTCGTTCTTATAAAAAAGAAAGAGGTTGCCACACCGGCAACCTCTCTAAAGTTCAAACGTCGGATTACACTGATTTACACGTCAGGACACGCCGACAGCAATCAGGGCGGACAGCGGGTAGTAGAAGATGACACCGGCGGTACGGGCCTCGCAGGGGATGACCGTCTCAAGGCCCTGAACCTGCAGCGGGTACTGCATGAAGGGCATCGGATTCTCCAGGGCCATCTTGCGCTTGTCGTTCTTGAACAGGAAGGCAACGCCCTTGCCATCGCCAGTGGTCTTGGCATAGGGGTTGGTCTCGACAGAATCGGCATCCAGCTCGGCAGCGGAAATGATGTCCTTCAGGTAGGGAGCATTCTCCAGCAGGAAGGCCTTGACGGTAGTTGCGGTATCAGGGATGCGGCGAGTGCTGATGTCCATGTAGACGTCAGAGGGAACGCACAGAGTATCCGGACGCTCGACATTCTTGGTGATGCGGGCAACCTGCTTCTGCATACCGTTGATATCGGCCAGAATTTCATCTGCGGTCTTATGTGCCCAGTCAGCCTGGCCGTCTGCACCATTGGTGATGGTGTACAGAGGGACATTCTGACCGACAGACAGGACACCCATCAGGCCAGAGTTCTCGTCACCGCACCAAGCAATCTTGTTGGTCAGGTTGTCGATCTGGTAGCGAGCAGACTCAGCCTTGCGGGAGTCCAGAGACTTACCAGCCATACGAGATGCCCGCATCTCCTGTGCGGAGTAGCCATAGCTGTCGCCGATGGACTTCACCTGCGCATAGCTGGGCTTGCCGGTGACGTCAGCACGAGGCAGGTCGGTGCTGTAGTTGTTAATGATCTTTGCCAGACCGGTCTTATCATAGGTGTAGTAGGTCACGGTCTCCGCGCCGGGGTCAGTCTCGTTGCTGACCGGGAACAGACTCAGTGCCGTAAACTCCGGATACTCAACGTCATAGGACTCAGCCTTGACGTGGTCCAGCTCGCGGGCGAAGAACACAGATGCGCTCTCCTCGCTGTCGAAGCGGGTTCCATCGGATGCCATGATAGCTGCGGGGATGGCAGACTTCAGCAGAGTCTTATACTCCTTGCGGTCATAAGACAGAGCCTGGTTTTTCTTCAGTGCCATAGTAGTTGTCTCCTTTCTATTTTTAAGCCTGTGCCTCGTTGAACAGCTCAACGACAGCAACCTTGGTGGTCAGGTCTGCTGCGCCAAGGAAGCGGCCCTTGACAGCAATGGTAGAAGAGCCGCTGGCCGCAGATGCGGTCTTGGTGAACAGACCGGCGTTGTCTCCCTCGATGACCAGATAGACCGGGTCGCCATATGCGACAGAGACCTTGTCAACAACGCGAGCATAGATTCGGCCATAGCGCATGACACCAACGGATGCGCCAGAGCGAATTGCGAGATTGCCGTCCATGTCGTACTCGGTAGTACGGTTGTTGGTGGTAATACCCTCGAACTTCGCGGCAGTTGCTCCGGTCTTGGGCAGTGCAATGTTGACGCCGGGCTTAGTGCCCTGAACGACGCCAACGCCAAACATCAGGACGCCATTCTTTTCCTCGTTCAGGAAGCTGTCAATGGCATAAGGGGCCAGATCGACAATGCCGCCGGCAGAGCCGATAGGAGTGGAAAAGCCGTATTTGGTCTGTGCGCTCATGTTACTTTACCTCCTTGTTCATACGGCGCTCGATCATTCGAGCGCGTGCTGCGTTGGCAGAAGTTGCATCGGAAGTCCGACGTACTGCGGAATCTCGATTGAACATCTGCTTCTTCTGATAGTTGGTGCCCTTGCGGGAACCGGCATTCACTGCATCCATGGCGCAGGCAAAAGCGCCATTGATGTAAGCATCGCTCTTTCCATCCAGGCGGATAGAGGGGTTGACTGCGCGAATAACGGTCTTCTTGGCCGCAGACAGCTTCATGTTCTCCAGACCCTTGATGCCGAGCTTGGAACCGGCAATGCCGAGCTGCACCCGCTGGCGAACGATGGCATCGATGGAGTCCATGTTGGAGGTGGGCTCTTTCACAGAAGATTCGGACACATCGGACTCATTGGCGGTGGGGATGTCGTCGTCATCATCATCCTCGTTCAGGTCTTCGTCCTCCTCGTCCTCGTCCTCGTCACTGTTGACGGCCTTGAGAGCGGATGCAGGCTTATTGGCCTCATCAGTCTCATCATCCTCGTCGTCATTGGTGGTGGGGGTGTCAGCCGGGTCGCAGTTGTCATCGCCATCGGTTGCTGCAGGCTTGGCGTTCTTCATGTCGCGCTCAGCAAGCAGGGTGTCGATGATGTCGAACAGGATATCCATATCAGCATCCTGCTGGGCGATAACGCCCATAGCAGCATCCTTGTCCTTGGGGTCGCCTTCCTCATCTCGACGGTCACGACGGTCCTTGACGGCCTGAACAGCAGTATGCTGATCGTCTTCGCCGGTCGGAGTATCGTCGCCGTCGGTCTCGACGGTATCCTTTCCGGTAGTGTCATCTGCAGGAGGCGCATCATCGTCATCCTTCTGTCCTGCCAAACGATTTGCACGGCTCTTCTTATAGTCGGCAATTGCCTTCTGCAGCTCTTCAGGGCTCAGAACACCATCGGCGCGAGAGCCGAATTTCTTGATCTTCTTGCTCATGGTAGTTTTAACTCCTTTCGTTGTGCGGTCACGGCTATCGATATTGAGCCGTGCTTGGTCCCCAGCTCTTGCTTGTAAAACAAGAGCGAGGTGATTGATGGTAATATCTCGCTGAATAGCGTCATACGGTTTGCCTTCCCACACGCCCGGTGTTTCATCGAGCGTAAGGTTGTAGCCGAGTGACAGCTCCTTCAACCCAACTGATTTCATCTCATCCGTGTCATGGATGATGATTTCGGCCCGAACATCATCACCGTCCTGATATCCTTCGGACAGGATGGTTCCGATCGCCTCTTCTCCAACGTTGTCTTTAGTGATAAGCCCAGCATCATGTGTAATAATGATGGGCTTGCCTTTGTACGTTTTGAGGCTTTCGGGCTTAAACACTTCTTCCGGAAGCCGAAGCTCCCGGCGGACGGACCCGTCGCTGTTCGTGTATTCAAAGATACCGATACTTGTAAGAACCGGATGGTCAACAAGGTATCCTTCTTCCGTGAAGTAGGTGGAATTGACGGGAAGGCTATCAAGTCGGATGACTCTGGATAGCTTTGGTGCGTTGTTTTTTTGCGCTTCCATTAGTTGTCTTCCTCACTCCTATCTACGCCTTTGACCGAGGTGAGCTCACCTGGGCCGAAAGCACTACCGCCGTCATCTGTGTTCAGGACATTTCCATCTGGCTCAGAAATAAGCTTTGTAAGCATCAGAACCAGAACTTGCGTGTGTTCCAGCTCATCAAACTGGATATTGCCGTAGGTCTCAACCAGTTCCTTATCGGCCTGGTCAAATACCGACATCCCGTTTGTGACGGTCTGAATTTTCTCGCAGGACTTAATAATCTGAGCGCAGATGTTTCCAATTGCAGCATTGTTTGGCATTCAGAAAACACTCCTTTCTGTGAGTTTTGAAAAGGAATTATGACTTTTCGGAACCATCAGATACGCAAACCCAACCGATGACCTTCCCGTCGCGGATAGCATAAATCAAGCCATCCTCTCCGATTTGGAATGTGATGGGGCTTTCCTCCGTGGAATCCTTATGCTCATCATCGGAGCTGTCGAGAAATAGAGTTTTCGTTCGGTTCAGGATAACTGTGTACGAACCGCTCTTTCCGTGATTCTCCGCATTGATAGCATCATATCCTCGCAGGGCCGCATATACACCGATGTCCATATCTCGATATTTGTCTTGGAGCTCATCGGCTTCTTTGATTGCTTCTTGGCGGAAATCTTCGGCAGCTTTCCGCTCTTCAGGGTGAGAAGATATCCATTCTGCGACCTTCTGGAAATCTTCACTGGACACATCTCCCCGATGCTGCTGAATGTCAAAGTATGTTTTGCACTCGGCACTGGCGTTTTCTTCATATCCACGGAGTTTCTTTTCGAGGTATCGCTTTCCAATGCCTGCAAGCTCTTGATGCAAATCAGAATATGAAGCAACCTTTGCACTCGGATCAAGCGTAATGGTTTCGACGAAGGAGGAGGCCTTGTATTCTTTGGCGACTTTATCCTCTTTGTCCTGCAGCGCAATATTCATACTCCGCATATGCTTCTGGTCAATCATACTTCGCCAGATTATCTGCTCTTCGGGAGGAAGCTTATAGCCGGTCAGATTTTTGTTGCCCTTGAGCTTTGAAAAGACTCGGACCTCATCTTCGGAGATGTTCAGACCCTTGGTATATGGACTATTATCGAAAAATTCCTTTGTGAGGTTTCTTCTCACATCGGTAAGAACTTGACCAAGAGCTCTTTCTTGTCCAAGCTCTCTATAGTGTTCCATCTCGGTTTCAATTCCATCGCTGAGATTTCCGGAGTAATCGGCAGCACAATACATGCCTTTTCCGTACTGTGAACCGCCAACGGTACAGTCAACGTAGAAATCACCATTATACAGCATGTCTCGATAGGCTTTGAGAACTTCATCAGAAGAAGCAGAGTAGGTTCTTTGTGCAATGAAGCTGCTCTTTTTTACAGCTTCATCAAATTCAGCCTTTTTTACAATTTTGGGAAGACCGTTAAACCCTTGAGCTTTCAAAACGGAGTTGATATCTCGGCTTCCACTGTATGTTGTAGAGATGTCATTTCCTTGTACGACAGCGCGGCTTCCATTGCCTGGAGCAGATCCACCAACTTGGCCTGCGCGGCCTTTATGATTGAAATTTCCGGAGCCAGGCCCACCGTCATATCTTTTGTCGAAGGAGACGATGCTTGCAGCATCATCTGTGTTGAAAAGCACTTCAGCGCCAAATCTTCGCACAGCCTTTCTCGCAAGATGTCGGTTTCGGATGCGTTCAATAGAAGGCGTAATATCGTAGCTCATTGCGTGAACAGACTCCTTTCAAATTATTTGATGCCCGGACATTTACCAAACCGATTTTGTTGAAATGTGTCTTTCCAGTCTTCATACTTGTCCCGTTCTACCACTGCTTTTTCACAGTGGCGCTTGCACCCTTTTCGGTCGCGCTTGCAAATACAGACAGTCTTTCCGTCTTCAATGAGGACGAAGACATCTATCCGTTCGGTGACTTCCATGTCTCCACATCCTCCTTGTCATCTTGAGATTGAGTGATTGGCACGTCAAGGGTTTCGAAATCAAAAACGGGAATGGCTACGCATCTGCAGCAGTAATCCTCCCCTGGGTTGCAATGTCGGCCAGTGTGCTTAACTCCAGATTTCGTTTTGTACCACATTTCTGGTGGGTTATCCCAACTGAAGACTTTGCCCTCGAATGATTTATGGCAGTCTCGGACGCGGCTATCTTTCGACGTGGACCATCTGTATCTTTTACAGCCAGCGTCTTCTTGCTGAAGCCTCGAAATCTGGGAGTTGAGCGTCGAGAGCTGGTCTCTAGCTATCATCTGGGCCTGGTGACGGGTTGTTTGATATTCCTCTTGGATTTCCTTGGTGATATCTTTTGCGCTATACCCGTGCTGAAAGCCGTCAAAAATGATTTGCTGCATAGTCCCAAGGGTATCTGTTGGAATACTCTTGATTTTCAGAACATTGTCATCAACCCATTTTCGAATGGCTTGCTCATAGAAATCTCCGTTGTAGTAATCATCCATGAGGTCGATGCCAAGCGTTTCTTTGCAGGCTCTCTTCCACTGGCGGTATGAACTTTTTCTGGAGATGCGGGCAACCTTTTCAACCAATTTCTGGAGACCATACTTTGATAGCTTTCGCTCCAGCTCTTCGGCCATCTTTTGAAATTCCTTGCGAGTCTTCCAAAAGGTGTCGGCCAGATCGTCCTCTCGAAAGCTGTGTTCCAGTTCCTTTTTGTAGGCCTTCATGATGGACGGAAGATGCCTTTTAACTATGTCATCCAAAATCTCCATATAGCTATTGGTGACTCTGGCAAACTCGCGCTCGGCAGAATCGGGAAACCGTGGAGTGGTTTTGCTGTTGAGCGTCTTTTTGCCGCGAAATTTGGCCTTTGTGGCCTCTTTTACGGCGTTTTGATGAAGTTTGTTGTTCACAGTAGAAACCACCCTTCCTGGTCTTGTACGGAGGTTTGGTGAGATGGTAAACAAAAAGGCCCCGCACTTTTATAGTACGGAGCCCTTATTCTGACACACAGCTGGTCGCTTACAGCGCATCCGACAGCAATGGGCGGAGGATGCAGGTATGCCAACTTGCTCCCATTGCGAGCTTCTGTTGAGGAGCTTTTGTAGCGTAAGACTCCAAAGCAAAAAGACGCTGCTCCTCATGTGTCATCGTATTGCCGATTACGGTGTACGGCTTGTGGAGCTGACGGCGGGAGTCGAACCCGCAACCTGACGATTACAAGACGTCTGCTCTTCCATTAAGCTACATCAGCAAAAAAAGCAGGACTGTCAAATTGACAGCTCTGCTTTTCAGATGCCTAGATTATATAGATAGGGTTAGAACTCTTCGACAAACCGGTCATAGATAGAACGAAGTCGAGGGTCGAGATAGCTGAGTGCTTTCTCTTCAATTTCAGGTGGAACTCCATAGTAGGCTCCAGCGATGGACCCGGTAATACATGCCAGAGTATCGCTATCTCCACCAATGGAAATCGCATTTCTGATAGCATCCTCAAAATCAGTAGATTCAAGGAATGCAACGATGGCTTGCGGAACGGTCTCCTGACATGTTTCATTGAACATATAGGTGTCGCGGATGCTGTTCAGCGTGAAATCAATGTCGTAGAAGTGCTCGGCAAAGCTTTTGATTTGCATGATGTCATAATCATGAAGCGCCAAGTAAATGCAGCCGGCAGTGACCCGTGCTCCCTTGACGCCTTCCGGGTGATTGTGTGTGACGTCCGCCGTGATCTCAGCAAAGCTAAGGGCTTCAGAGATTGAATAAGCAGCATATGCAGCGGCACTCACACGCATTGCAGCACCATTGCCAAAGCTGTTATAAGGCTCAGGGTGGTCGGAATACATCCACTCCATAAAGTGACCGCCATAACCGCAATCAGGATACGGACGGCCCACTTCCTGCATACAACGAACAAGATTCTTGTCCAGATTCTCGTAGGTAGGAGCACTGGCAATGAAGGCTTGACATACAGCAAGCGTCATGATGCTGTCATCAGTAGCAAAGCACTTATGGCGGTGGTAATCACCGAACAACTTGAAATTCTTTGACCGATGGTTGTCAAATTCATAGACAGAACCGACGATATCGCCGACGATTCCGCCTATAATGCGATTGGTTTTCTTCAAATGCCTCACCTTTTCCTCTCTCATTCATCCTCTTCATTCTCATCGATGAAATAAGGACATTCCCCTCCATTGAAAAGAATCTCAGTAGGCTTAAAATCATAGGCTTCACAGATACCGAGTGTGGCGCCATCGATTTGTCCATCCAGACGGTCTTTAGCGCGTAACATGCACTTCGAGCACTGAATCTTTTTGGGGTCAGGGTGAACCCAGGATAGCTCCTCATTATCCCATCTCGCCATTCCGTTTCCTCCGTTCTTTTGGTGATTGTTTTACAATCGTATCGTACCAGATGCGTTCTGTTTTGTCAAATTTCCCGAAAACATACAAAGGTGAAAGATTTCACCAATTAAGATTGTCATATTCTTGGCTGACAATAGCAATTTCGAGATTGTATTTCTTGCTTTCGCTATCATAGGACGCCTTGGTGCATTGGAAATGAGAGCCGCGCTGAATAATGGTCTCCATTTCAGAAGAGAAGGTGGATTGCTTACTTTCGCCGTTCCAGTTCTTAGATTCCGTGTTAGCGCCAAACGTTGAAAATGGTTCGGCGTACATGGCCTCTGAGCCTTTCGGAACAAAGATTTTCAATGAAACTTCGGAGCCATCTCCATAGCCTGTTGACGTTGTAGTTCCGCAGGACATAAATCCGTCATCCTTGCCGGATTTTCCGACAAGAGTTCCAATTTTTTCTCTGCTAAACACACCCGGCTTAATTTCAAACATATTGGGCAGAGCTGCAAAATCAACTCCACGGTACAGCCACATATCCTCTTTTGTCTTGCTTTTGGCAATAGCATTTGTGATATTGGTTGCGCGTGAGGCATTTTCTGTTGTTCCTTTTCCGTTTCGGAGAGAGCGATTGATATTGTAGAAGCTACTTCCGGTGTATTCACGAAGGGATTGCTTCTGTGCATCGGTGAGCGTCTTCCAAATAGCGCCAGTAGCATCTCTCAACTCTGCATCTGCCTTTATCGAGTCGGTGAACGATTTTGCTTCAGCAAGCCTAGACGGAGGATAGCTAGGGGCGATTTTGAGCTTACTATAATTGGTGCTGGCTTCTCTGGGAATGAGAACCCGAACGGAGGCATCGCTGTTATCATTGAAGGCATCGGCCAAATCAATGGAGGTCATTTGAGAGCCATCACTGCCATAGAACCATCCACTTTTTGCATCATAGTCGAAGGAGACCTTTCCGAAGTCGGGAATGTCTGCGATGACCTTGGCCTTGTTTGGAAGATTCTCAAATTCGCCGGCTGCGGCTTTATGCGGTTTGGCTAAGGCAACTTTCTTTTTGGAAAATGAGGTATAGTCTCCGCTTTCTGTAGTCTGCCGGTTGTGTACTCCACCGCCGGGTGCTGATCCGCCGACTTTTCCCTCTCTGCCTTCGTGCCCCCAGTTACCGGAGCCTTTTCCGCCGTCTTCAACAAGAATTGCCTCTCCGTCCTTTCGGAATAGGACGACCGCGCCAGAAGATTTTGCGGCTTTCCGGAGAACATGCCGGGCTCGTAGACTTTCGATTTGCAATTCAATACCACTCGGCATGAAATCACTCCTATCTTTTTGGAAAAAGAAAAGCGGGGCAGCTTTCGCTACTCCGCTTGGCTTTATGGAATTGTGCCGTCACTCAAACTCTTTCAGTGCATCTTCTTCCTTCTGAATTTTTGAATCGTCATGCTCATCTTCAGCTTGCATTTTGATAAGCTGCAGACGCTCATCTTCTGTGATTTTGAGTTCTTCGGCAGTATGCTCCTCAAAATATCCCTTCGGAAACGCAAACAGATTGTAGGCATAACGAAGAATGCCATCTTGTTTCTGGTTCATATTGATTACCTCCAGTGGTTTTCTTCATTATATCACGAAGCATTCTTTTTGGCAGCGTTTCTTTCAGCAGCGCCAATAGCAGCTTTCGCAATGACATCCATAGTGTCAACCATAACCATAGCCGCACGATTGAGAACAACATAGTAATCATCGCTCCCGCCGCGATCAACCTTGATTGCGTCATAGCCGGAACACATGGCCGCAACTGAATAGTCAGTCGTTCCAAGCCGTCTCATGGCGGATTTCATTTCATCACTCTTGCACTCAATAACCTTGGCGTCAGGACGGATTGCACACATGGCAACCGCTTCAGAACCATGGGCATATCCAACGGCGGTACTTTGGTCGGTTGAGAAATATAGGCCATCGCCATAAATACCGTATCCAAAGTAGTTTTCCTGTGTGTTATACGCCATCTGATAAAGCATACTCGCGCCAGACATGTCGGGGGTGTTCTTTACGCCGCGATAGCAGACAGTGGCTCCGCTTTCCTCAACATACTTATTGAAGTCATCCTTGCTGACAACCTGCGGGGTTTCGACCATGCCGAGGTCAATAGCAATTTTCTGGGCATCGCTATCCTGATTGGCCCATTGCTCATAGTCGTAAAGTTCTCGCCGTATTGAGTCAGCCGCCCAAGAACGAGCATCTTCAGGTGACATTGCGGCTACTTCATCCCGCATCTCGCATTCGAGGCTTTTGACCGTCCTGCCATACTCCGCATTGTAGAAGTAATCTTCTGCATACTGTTTCAGAGCATTTACGGTTTCAGGAGCTTCTGATCTTGCTCCGGTTTTCATGGCCTCAAGCTCGGAGTTCGGGATGACGCCGGATTTGCTCAGATAAACATATTGCTGCCATGTTGTGAGATTTGAAAAGTCATCTTTCAGCCTTGAAAGCTTCTGGATGGATGCAGTACTATCGACAGAACCTTTCGGAGCGGAGCCCCCGACCTCACCGGGACGGCCTTCGTGATTGAAGTTGCCACTTCCGGGGCCTCCGTCATACTTTGCGAATTGTTCCCCAACGACAAGAACTGGAATTTTATCGAGCCCTAGTTGCATAGCCGCAGCAGCTCGATGACGGCCTTCTTGCTGACTGGAAGCGAAGTTGAGGTATGGCATATCGAACTTCGTGCCGGATTTCATCTGCTCTGCATACTTCTTGACATTATTCTCGTCAAGAGCCGCAATCGTAGATTCAATAGTTGCACTATCGAAAATTTGATAAGCGCACCGCTGCAGGTATTCTTTTGGGGACATCTCTGCAATGCGGCCACCCATCCTTTCGCCGTTCAGATAGTCATCATAGTAGGACGTGCCAGTAGTCTTTGTGTTGAAGCCTTCGTAATTGTCAGAAGCGGCATCTTTTGGTCGTCCAAGGTGAACAGACTCCATCTGCTTATCGTGCTCTTTCTGTTTGATTTCGCGTAGACGGTCGCCAGCCTCAGACATCTCATGGCTGTAGTCCATTCTTTCCTTGAAGTACTTATCGTATTCAGCCTTGAGCTGCTTCCCCTTTTCAGTATAAATCATGGGCCGGTGTCCGATGAGGTCTTCAAAGATGTCATTATCGTCCCACTCAGACTCAGGTTTTGGCTTGGACTCGGCTTTCATAGCCTTTTCAGCAGCCATGTACTTGTCCCTTGCCTCATCGCCTTTTCTGATAGCAGTACGGTAAGCATCGAGGGCATTTTTGTACTCGGCAGAAGTCTTGGTATAGCTGTTTTCAGGCACTAAGCTTTTGTAGGCAAGATTTTCGCTGGATATTCCTGTGGATTTTCCACTGGAATTTTTGACGATGTTCGCTACATTCGCTGCAAAGGTAAGGCGACCGTCTGGGCCATCGCCGTTAGCGATTGCGTATCCCATTGCATTTGCAAAACGCTCAGCTTCTTTGACGTCGCCGTTCGCGCCAAAGTATGCTTTTGCGTTTTTCGAGAGCCCGGCTTCTTGATTGAGTTTCGCCGACCACTCTACAACGTCCATTCCATCGGGCTTTGTGGAGTCGGCATAGGCGTGAGCAAACTCATGCAGTATTTGCGCTCCGTCTGCCATATAACTGATATACAGATGCCCCTCGTCTGGAACCTCGCCTTCACCTTTTGCGCGATAGCTGTACTGCGCTTGTGCGTCAATATCATGGTCATAGATGTGGACTGCTTTCAGTGCTTTAAGTCCACCGAGATCCTTGTACTGCTCAATAGCAGCAATCACATAATCAGCCTGTTCCTTGATGGATGGGATTTCTCGATCCATCGCTTTCTTGAGCGGTTCATAAGATGTTTCGAGCTTGATGCCCTGATTTTCCAGATATTTCTTGAGGTCATTAGCGGTTTTCACCGTTTTAATGGCTCCTTCAATTCTGGTCCTTGCTGGCTTTGTGAGATACAGATCTTTCACGTCGCCAGTTACTTCAAAGTGGCCAGAGCCATTCTGAAAGCTACTTTTGGAAATAGGTCCGCTTGTGCTAGGGGCGCTTCCGCCTACTTGCCCCGGTACGCCTTTATGACCATGATTTCCACTGCCGGGACCACCATCGTTGTTAGACTCGTTCGCAATGACCGAAAAGCTGTCGCCCTTCCATCGTTTTTCAATCGGAATTCGCTTCAACTTCAATCACCGTTACCTTTCTTGATGCCTTCTTTGAGAAATCGCCAGCATTTCCACTTGCAGACTCGCCATAATCGACAGGTCGCGTTGCCACGGATTTGATGGTAAATTCTTGATCTGAACAGTACAGGACTTCTTTTTCCCAGCTCCTACTGCTCATCTGGGCAATCGATAAAGCGTTTCTTACGCCAGTCGTTTTATCGACGATGAGAACGGGATCGTTTTCAGTAGTTGCAAAGCTCATTGCAGGGGAAATATCGCTGGACCAGCTACTCAGCCCGTCCATCTTGATTGTTGCGCCCGGTTTCAGGGCGGAGAGTTGAGATTCATCTACAGATAGTCCACGGTACAGATTTCCACTTTTCCATTTAGCACTTGATGTACGAATAGCCTTGTCGATAATCTTGTCGTTTTTGAGTCCCTTATAGCCTTCGCCGCACCAGCTTCCGATTTTTGCAGAGAACTCTTCGCCGTATGTATGCTCACCAGAGGGGTCATAAGACTCGCGCCACTCTTTCGGAAAAGAGTCAATAACTTGCTCTTCCGTTGGATGACCTTCTTTGCAGAGTCTTTTCGCAACGTTCGCTTTTGAACTCGGATCGTAGATTTCAAGATCGGACTTTATTTTTTGGCTTTCGCTCACAAGGGACTGCATTCTTGTCATCAGTTGAGGAGACATTCCTTTGGAAATCATCTCTTCGTTGCACTTCACAAGTTCAGCGTTGATGTCGGATAGGCGCAATGTCATTTTCCCACATTGCTCAGAGACGATGTCTCCCGGAGTGGAGCCTCCAACTTTTCCATGCCTTCCCTCGTGGCCAAAATTCCCGGAGCCTGGGCCACCGTCGCCATGTTCCGTAGCGGAATCAAGGTCGTAGAAATCAACGGGGATTTCGTTTATGCCGTATATCTTCGCGACAGACGCTCTTGTGTTTCCGTCAATCAGAATATTGTTTCCTTTGTGTCTAACAACCTTAATCGGGTCTTTAGAAGACAAGGCGGCAACATCGTTGTACGACGGGCACAGCTCTATCATCTTTCTGATGTCGGAAATTCGGTTTACGCTTTGGTCGGTTTTTAAGTCGGAGAGCTTGAATGTTTTTCTGGTAGGAGAAGCATTACAGTTTTTGAAAGCCTTTCTAGCTTCAGTTCCGACATTCTCATCTACAACACCACCAAATATTTTTGATCCGTACACATACTCAGGGTGCAAAGGCGATGTTGGGATTCTGTCAGAAACCTCGGCAACAGTGTGCTTTGCGCTTTCAATTGATGAAGAGCCGCCAACCTCTCCCGGCCTTCCCTCGTGCCCAAAATTCCCTGAGCCTGGACCACCATCGGAATTCATTGCCTTTTCAAGGTGAGCGTTGAGCTTTTCATCTGTAACACCCTCGGCAGGGTCCGTGTAGAAGATACCAGTCTCCAGACAGTCCATCAGAATATTCAGCCCATCGGCGAACGGTCCAAACAGAGATTCGGCCTTTTCGTCGAGTTCTTCCATAGTGCTGAACTTCGCCCCTGTCATTTCGAGATCTTCGCAGTTCGGAGTGCCGTAGTATTCGGTGCACAGGAACAGGTACGGCTTCAGGCCAGTATCTTTTTCCTTCGGCCCTTGCCCAAGGCACATGAGGCTTTTGGGCATGATTCCAAACTCTTCTTTGGTTTCACGGAAAGCCGCCTGTTCAGGTGTTTCACCTTCCTCGATATGCCCGCCGGGGCCACAGACCAAGCCGTAGCCAAAATCGTTGTGCCGAGTACCGTTTAGGATTCTGCCTCCATTGACCACAATAACACCCACAGAGCCGTTTGACGATTCAGAATGAGAGTTGTTGCTGTCAGTATGAAGTGTATCCTCCCGGTCTTGTTCTTTGCTTTGGCGAGCCTGAGCAGCTTTGGCCTTTTCTTCACGGCTCATATCTGCGGGCTGTTTTGTGGCAGCGGGCGCCGAGGCGGGTTCGTCGCCTTCAGTGCCGGGGTCTTTTTCATGTGGGTCAACGCTAACTTTTGCTACCATTGCGGAGGGGTCTGGAGCGTCTTTGCCTACTGCTGAAAGGCCTTCAGATTGAGAACCTGGAGTCATAGGCTGTCCATCAGGCGCTTGAGCCGATTCTTTATCATTGCTAGGCATTCCGGCTTCAATCTCTTCTTCGGTATACTCATCGAGCATATTCTCGACATCGAACTCGTCGCTATCAGCAAGCTTGGAACGAACTTCGCTAGGATCGATGGCCTCCATGCCGACATAGATCTGGGCAGTCTGTGCCTTGACCTGCTCAGTTTGAGCTTTCTGCTGATCCAGAGTTGCTTGTTCGGTATCGCTGACAGACCACAGGGGATTGAACTTAATCTTCAGGTTGGGAACCTCATCTACCTCACCTGTGGCCAGACCAGCTTGAAAAATAACAGAAAGCAGATACCGAAGATTGCTCTTCAGCATCCGCTTTTGGATACGCTCGACATAGTTGTAGTAGTTCTCCATGCTGGTGTCATCGGTGCTGCTCATTCCGCTGATAGTCTGACCAAAAAGGATGACCTGCGGGATATTAGAAAGCGCCGACAGCATATTGCAGGATGCACTAATGACATCAGTGATGCCGTTGTACTGGAAAGTCTTGAAATCGTAGTCCTCACCATCAGCATCGATTACCAAGCTGTTCAGGATGCCACGAGCTGTGTCAATGACCTGCAGGCGTTTGAGAATTCGATCCTCGCCTTGCTCTGTAGCAAGCTCTGACGCTAGACCTCTCATCTTATAGATAGGCTGAACCGAGCGCTCCAGCAGTTTGGGTGCGCTACGATGAGCAACATCTGCATCGCGGATGGCTTTGTTCAGCCGGATATATTCAGGGACACCCCAGAACTGGTAGATGGAGTTTGTTGTGTTCTCTGGCAGAATGCCGTTTTGGAAAACCAGGCATCGGCTATCATGTACGCGGAAGGAGCCATATCTGCTGTAGATGTCATAAAATTCGGGCATTCCGAGCCGACTGCCACGAACACGGAAAGGGTCCGTCGGGTCATAGTTGAACACACTTGAGTAGTCAGGCTGAATGATGGAGCGGTCATACACCCGGATGTCATCAATGGATTGAATATTCTTCCAATCCAATGGTTCTTCCAAGCCTCTTCCATCATTGACGAGCATGACTGCGATGGAGCCACCAAATAGGCGGGTCCACTTGATTGCCGTCATAGCCGTTTCTTCCCAGTTCAGCTCATCAAGGGCCTCATTATAGAAGTCAGCTAGTTTGCCGTCCTCGATATCTTCCAGAACAAAGCCGTGTTTCACGGCCTCTTCAGCGGGCATATCAATGATTTTGGCAAACAGGCCGTTTCCTTCATAGTGCGATTCGAGCACATCGTCAGAAACCGGGCCTTCCGGAATGAAGTTGTACTGCTCAGAAGAGTCCTTTGTAGTACCATACCGGTTCACCATGTTGACATATCCGTCAGCACGGTATGGACGCACAGCCTTGCCAGTCTGACGTTGAATCAGATTCGCGTAGTGCTTGATGCGGTCCTCTTGGGTCATTCTATCCACGCTTCTATCTCCTTCCGGTATGATAATCAAATAAGGTTTCCAAGGTTGAACGTATTCTTTGCCTCTATTTCGGCGAATCCATTTGCAGAGGCATCAACCATGTCTTTGAACTTTCCATCTGGGAAATTTTCTAGCTGGAGCAAGTACTCTTCGTTCCAGTCTCCGTACACGATGTCAAAATTTCCAGCTTGCCACTGAGCGGCCATCGGCTCAGCGCGAGCTTCTTTGGTTCCACTTTCTGCTACAGTGGTCACATCAAAGCCGGCCAAAAATCTGATATAAGATTGCGCCTGCTCTTTTCCGGCTTGTCCAGGGTCTTGTGGTAAACGGATTCTGACGCGCTTATAACAGGCCATGTCCATTTGAGCCGTATGTTTGATTGTCTTTCTCACGTCGGAGGCTGACATTTGCTTATTGATAACATTGGCAATGACATAGCGATCATTGGCTCGCTTTCCAATAAGAACACCAGCTGTATACGCCGGATCTCCGCCTTCGTCTTTTTCGGTTGCGGCCAAGTCCCAACAGCGAACCCATTGGATGACATCCGCCGGGACTCTATCGAGGATATCGCCCAGTTGGGAACGTTTGAAATATAGACCGGCAGCAGCTTTGATTTTCCAGTTGCCCATGAGAAGGCGCTCACGTTCAACTTGGGACAGCGCTTTCAGGTTTGCCAGATAGCCGGGGTTCACACGAAGCAGCTCCTTGTTGTCGCTCAACCTGGACATGATAAAGGTAACTGAGCGGGGCTCACTCTTCTCCTCTTCTGTCTTGAGGTTGAAGCGCGTCCAAAGCTCCTGACGTGTGTTCGCCCAATATAGGGCTTCATCCCGGCGGATGAACCATCTGATTTTCCCGCTTCGTTCTGGTATTGGATATCCGGTATCCTGGTCAATCCACCACTCGATGAACTTTGCTACCCACGAGTTTGCATCGGGGTTGCATGTAGCTCGAACAAATGGCTCTACACCACAGGACGAACGGTTACGAGACAGCATATAGAAGAATATCTTCTCCGAGAAGTGGGTCAGCTCATCGAAGCCAAGTTCACAAATCTGTGAACCTTGCCATTTGTGAACGTCCTCGTCCTTTTCGATATGTGCAAACGTGACCTTTGATAATGTCTGTCCTTCATCGTTACAAAAAAGCCATTGACCTCTTGCGAATTTTGGACAGGCACCCTTTACTCCTTGGTAGATTTCCATGGATTCATCCCACAGACCACCTTGGGCAAAAATCTGGTTGAAGTTTTTTCGGAAGATGGTACAGCCAAATCCGGGTACATTTTTATACCGGAGAGCTGACAGAAGTAGACCGAAGCTCTTCCCTCCTCCAGCCGCCCCACCATAGATGCAGATACTTGCAGGGGTTGCCACTACATAAACTGCTCTTGCGGCCCCTTTTGTGGTCTAAGAACAGTTCCCATAGTGAATCACCTCCATTACTTGCCACTGCCATCCTCTGGCGGCAGCTCGCAGTCTTCCACGTTTTCTACTTTGGGCATATAGATGACGACATCGTTGTTGCCATCCTCGTCATCCATATTGATAGCAGCGCTTGAGCCATTAGGCCCATTGCCCAGGGCCTCGACTTTGGCGTTGAGCTCAACTTCCCGGCGGCGGTCAGCAGCAATACTTTCGCGCTCTTTCCGCTTCTCTTCGGGGTCAAATCCACCCATTCTCATGAGTTCGCGATATGCTTCAATGTCTCCGCTCATAGCCATGGAGAACAACCTGCCACTAAGAGCGTTCATATTGGTAAGCTCGCTGGTCTCAACGCCCATCTCTATCAGATTGGATTCCCAGCCCTTCTTCGCGGAAAGCTCAAGCATATAGCGAATAGACTCTCTGGCATCTCGCTTATTTCTTTTGGATTCTCCGGATTTGATTCCGCCCTTCCGCCCGCTCTCTCTGGCCTGAGCCGATCCCTTTTTGAATTGCTTTTCGACCATTTTTTGAGGTAGTTTTCTGGGCGCTTTACCGCCGCTTTGCAGCGGTTCCTTTTCGGGCCTGTCTTTATTTTTCTTTTCAGCCACGTTTTCACCAACCTTTTCCAATAAAAACAGCCCCTACGCATTGGTCGTAGAGGCTGCCTTGTGAGCATTTTATTTTGTATTGATAAAAAAGACCAGTCGAGTATGTATCACATGTTTCTGGTCTTATACTGAGGTTTCAGAATGTTTTATGCAACTCCATATAGGCGTATAACCGTTTCTATCCCTTTCTGGGTTTCCACAGCCACATCCTTACCGATTGATCTGTAGAAATCCGGCCATACGATACATTCATATCCCCGCCTCATAGCATCGGAGTCATCCTTGCTGATGCCAAGATGAAAATCCTTGGCAATTCGGAGAGCTGCTTTGTACTCTCCCTCCGCCACCAGCCTCCGAACCATATCCGATTTCCTCTCAGGCTCACTTCTCATAGGGAATCACCTCGACAGGATTCACCGGATGAGTTTTGGCGAACTCTCGAATCGGACGCATCCCAACTTCATCGAGCACCCCCATCTCCACATCCTGCTCGTATGTATAGAGCCAACTGGCTTCATCGAAGTATGCAGGCTGCAGCGGAGTCAGAGCAGCTTGTTCACTGACGGTCATGTCCCAGTCTGTCTTACCCATCTTTTTTCCCTTGATGGTATGACAGTCATAGACCCAATCAGGAATTTCATTATTGAAAAGCTCACATCGGCTGATAGGTGGAATCCTCCACTTCTCCCAGTCAACGAGGGAATCGTACTCAACAATGCGATTTGGAAGCAGAGTTTCGAACTGCTGGTCCTTTGCGTAGCACAAAAGCATGATGGCCTTTGCGACAAAGATGTTATCCTTGTCCAAAGGCTTCTTCCTCTTATTGACGAGATCATCTGCGATTCGGAGCGCATCAATTTCATCATAAAGATGAGCAACATTGTTTCGAGTATAGTCAAGGACCGATGCCCAAAACTTTTCCCGGCAGTTTTCCCGAAAGAAGTTGGTATGATAACCGATCATATCCATGTCTCGATGCTCAAGAGCTTCTTGGAGGGCAAGGCCATTGTGGGCAACATGCAAATCATCAGAGCTCAGGTTTTGGAACTCTTCATAGAAGTCAATGGACCGGTCTTTGAAATTTTCATCGCCGAGTGTGAGCTGGTCATCTTCGGCTCCATTACCATGAATCTTATCTTCGGCCTTGGTAAGTCTGCAATGAAAATCAAAAAGCTCCGCATCTGTGAAGTTAAAATCTCTGGTTCGTCTATTGGCCAGAATGAAGTTACACGCAAAATAGCAAGCGTCCCGGCTCTTCTTCGCTCTGCATAGCAGGGCAACTGCATCACCAAGATACTCATCATTTGGGTATTCTTCATCTTTTGCTCGGAGAGCTACAAGTTCCTTGGTCACGACGCCGAAGCAATCTTCAGACGACGTAACAAAAAGACGGTTCCACATCGTAGAGCGGAACCGTCCTCGGAGCTGCTTTGCTGCAAAGCCTGCATCGTTATAGGAAGAACGCCGAATGCCCTTCTGAAGCAAACTGAGCATGTCGAACATGTTGTAGCCATTTTCTGTGTACGGATAAGCCATTTTTTAACCTCCATATGTGGTTTTTGTTATAACTATATCGTAACACATCCATGACATTTGTAAAGTGTTTTTGACGTTCCATCGAATTTTTATTGGCTCCATTCATTTGGGAGTTGAAACCCCATATTGAAAATGTAATCCAACACAGAAAGATTTTCGATGAATCCGCGCCCTACCTGCCTGTACCGGACCGGCACATAGTCAGAGTATTCTATCCGGACTCCATGTTCGTTGAATAGCTTCTCATCGTTATAGGCCCTTCCCCCTTCGCCAGAGTAATATGTCGTTCCACCAAGCCGAAGACATTGATAGAGATTTCGTTCATTCTTCTTCAGCTCAGTCGGAACATCAGTGCTGGCGATGACCAAATGGCATCGGAAGCCGAACCGTTGAACGATTTCTGTAAGAAGAGAGATGTTCAAATCGACCAGCAGGTCGGGTTTCCTTTGAAAATGTCTTGCGACAAACTCATACCCCTCATCAAAATGCCTGGCTTTTGCATATGCACACTGCAATGTGCGGAGGGTCTTGTCAACCCAGTCTCTTTCATAGCACACTTTGACCTTATTGATGGGGTCTCCGTGATTGAAGTGGACCGGTACAGTAAGACGATGCTTGCTTCCATTGACTTTGATAAAGTTTGAGTTATGGAGTCCATCCGTTGAATACTGGACATCATCATCGAGAACGAAAACGTCTGATCGGTACATCTTATAGAGGACACCCATGTAAGGAAGCAGATTGGGCTGATGCCCTGAGAAGCATACGACATCCATCATCTTGGCACCCTCACATAGATTTTGTTGGTCTTTAGGTCATAATCGAAATACTTTCCCCACTTGGACTTCATCAACTCGAAGCTGGCGATCATACTCTCCCGGCTCTTTTTGGAGTTGCCACCTTTGTTTTTGTCGGCTCCACCGCCGGGGCAGAGATACTTGGGTTTGAGAATGATTCGATTGACCAAAAGCTCCTGCATGACAACATCTGTATCGCAGCAGTAGCCGACGCTCTCGTCAAATCTTGCCTTGAGCTTTTTCCGATTGACCCAGTTGATGCCGCCGGTAGTTCCCTTGAATGTGAACTCAGCGTCGTATCCCCAGGGGACATTCGTTGCATCGTCGCATCCCCAGCCGATATCGAGGTCCATCATAAGCTGCCCAATTCTCTCGATTTCAGAAGTGATTATTTCTGGGTCTGTGATGGCTTCGCTTTTTTCCATCCGGTAGTAGAATCTCGGCACATCATCACCAATAATGCAGAAGCAATCTTCTTCGGCATTGTCGATAATCCAGTTCCAAACTTTGGGGACGCTACATATGAGTTCATCTGGGACCGCGATGATGTTTTCTGCAGGGATGGTCTTGAGGTAGTCCTCATACTCGCTTTGACGGATAACAACCTTATAGTATTCCAACAGCAGGTGGGTCGTAATGGTATCCGCTCGTTTGTAGCTGGGAATGTAAATACCGAAATTATCAGGTTTTTCCATTTTCACACCTCAGCTTTTCACGGAGTTTCCAGTTTGCCGTAGACGCCGTTATCTGGAACATCACAACTCACAACAGAGCCGCCCATCACCCGCGCGTTCTTTCCGACATTATACCCACTCGCGACAGTGGCGTTGTAGCCGATATAGGAATTGTCTCCGACATGAACAGCCCCGCACAGGTTACTTCCCATGCAGATATTGCAGTTGTTGCCTACCACGCAGTCTGTGGCGAGAACAGCTTTGCAGTTGATAATGTTGTGGTCGCCGATTTCAGCGGATGCGTAGATACTGGCAAACTTATAGATATAGTTCCCTGTTCCAAGCTTTGCGCCTTCCTCGATATCGGCAGTCGGGTCAATCAAATTTGCACACTTCAGGTCAAATTTTTTTACCTCACTGATGAAACGCCTTCGAACCGCCAAATCTCCGACTGCCACGATATATTTGCTGGAGTGAAAATCAGGGATACTTTCGATACTTTTATATACCGGCACACCTTCGACTAGGCCAGATACATAGTCATCGACAAATGCGACAACCTGATATCCGTTTAATGGAGCAAGCCTTTTGCAGTTTCTTCCCTGCTGTCCGGCTCCGAGAATGACAAGCGTTTTCTTATTCATCTTCGTCACTCCCTCTCTCCTTGATATCGGAATCATCGAGCATATCTTCTGGCAGCTCATCATACGGAACGATTTTGGCTTTCATCTTGTGATACCAGACTGCCCGTGCGTTGATTTTTCTTTTGGAAATACGGACCTTCGCCCCTTCGATGCCCAGGGCACGGACGAGGTTGTTATAGTCGAGCTCATTGTTACAGACGATCATGACATAGTCATATTTCTCGTAGTGGATTGGCTCCATCGCCGGAATCTCTCGTTCCTCGATTTTCTTTTTAGCATCCGTTGCAAGGTCGAGATCCACCATGAGGTCCGAAGTCCAATCGGCAAGCAAGTCTAGGTCCCACTCGCCTGAATGTGTGTTGTCTTTGATGTTGATTGCTTTCAGCTCGGATTGAGAATATCCAATCAGCCGCTTGCAGTCAATCATGGCCTCATCGCCGTAGAGCTTTTTGACAACCTTCAGCCGTTGATTTCCGCCGATAACATTGTCATGTTCATCGATGAGAAAAATTCCGAAGTCGCCGAGTGAACTCATGCTCTGCTCAAGCTCTTCCATTTTCTTGGTGCTGATTTTTCTTGGGTTGCCAAACCCGGTCTTGATATCGCCGGCTCGCATTTTGCAAACTTCGATTTTCTTCTCCATTTTACGTACCTCTCCATTTGTTTTATGTCAGGATATCAGTCGGATAAGGCAGAACGCTTCGGCATACGGGACACAGGCCGTTGACCCTCTGTACTGTGCGAGTGCCTTGACAGCCTCGACAGATCGAGCTCCAGGCCATGATTCGGCCTGGGACTGATAGATTTTCAAGGCCTCAAGCTTATTGTATACGGTATCCTCAATGTTCTCATATACAGTAGGAATGAATGCGTTATCAGCAGTTGGAGCATCCCAACCAGTTTCTGACGGGACCTCATAGCTGAGAACGCAATAAGGCTTTTTGAACTTTTTGGGGCGAAGGGCAACCATCGCGGCAGCAGCAATAACCTTGTGGTCATTATGGATGTCTCCATGGTGAGGAATGAAAATCTCATCTGGAGCTGTCTGCTCGATCACTTTTTCAAGGCGTGAAATGATTTCAGTCAACGGTACACGATCGAGCTCAGCCGCAGGCAAATCCAGAAAGATGGTCTCTCTAACGCCAAGATATGTGCTGGCGCACCTTGCTTCTACCCTTCCCACATTGATAATTTCAGGACTGAACATGCGGTGGATTCCTTTTGTGCAAATGCAGACGACAACCTTGTCTCCGTCTTTGACTCGCTTTGCAATCGTTCCACCAACTCCGATTACCTCATCATCCGGATGAGGCGCGATAACTAAAACCGTCATGTTCTTTTCCGCTCCTTTGGGACAGCTGGCGCCCCGGCAACAAAAATTCCGGGAGGGACGTCTTTGAGGACCACGGAGCCTGCTGCCACAATGGCTCCATCTCCAATGGTCCGCTCGCTTACGATAGATGCCTGACATCCGATATAACAATTGTCCCCAACATGAACGCTGCCACACAGATTGCATCCCATAGAAACATTGTTGTTATTGCCAATGACCGTATCAGTGGCTAAGACTGCCTTGCAATTGATAATGTTGTGGTCCCCAATTCTGGAGGAAGCATAAACAATTGCGAGTTTGCAGATATAGTTGCCCGTGCCGATCTGAGCACCGTCCTCGATATATGCGGCCTTATCAATTAAATTGATGGACCCAAGGCCAAGACGTTCGATTTCTGAAACGAATTTTTTTCTTGGTTCGATTTCACCGATTCCAACAAAATACTTGAATGACCGGAAGTAAGGAATGTCGAGGACACTTTGATAAACAGGAATACCTTCAACCAGCCCGGTTTTGTAGTCGTCCACGAATGCTACAACTTTGTACCCGTTCTCAGTGGCGAGCCTTTTGCAGACTCGGCCTTGTTGCCCAGCGCCAAAGATTACAACCTTCTCCTTCTCTCTGTCGCCCATTATGATTCCTCCATTTTTAATAGCCGAGGGTGTAGGACTCGAACCTACGATCGCTCGATCAAAGCGCTGGCGGAGTCAAATTCCGCTGCCTTACCAACTTGGCGAACCCTCGATATGCCGTGAATCTCACGGCTGGACCTCAACTGTAGGCAGCGTATCAGTATGAAAATAAAGCTTGTAGTGATACGGGTCAGTATGAGTTCCAGAAATGTCCTCAACAACATACATCGTATATTCGTTGAGGTAGATATAGTTCATTTTGTACTGGTCAGGTCCAACCTTCACAGTACACACCAGCTCATTGTTACTGTTGTTTGAGATGGACATGCAGCCCTCGGCTTCCAAAATCACCTTGTCAGTTCGTGCATTGTACACGGTGATGCGGCGTTCTGAGCCAAAGTAATCGGCTTGCTTTGAAATGTTGTAGTTTGCTTTATCGGCTTCTGAGCAGCCACACATCGAAATGCAGACCACAAGCATAGCCAGGCAAGTTACGAGACAGATAATACGGCTTTTCATTTTCATTGTCATCCCTTTCGACGTTGTTCGTCATCTGGCCAGTATGTGTAGATATCACCAAAGACAACAGGAATCTTTTTCTGAATCTCTTTCAGCAGCGGACACATGAGTTCCCGCATCTGAGGATGTGCGGCAACTGGGGTGCGCAGTTTGAAAATGTTCCGCCACTCACGGTAGTTGGCCGTCACCACGATTTCAGTCTTCAGGCACAGCGGCAACACGCAGCGGGCTTGTTCAGGGCGGAATCCATGTTCAAGCAACCGCATATACTGCTTCTCAACAGAGTACATGGATTCAGTCCATGCAGTACGTGTGGGCTCATCTGCATTTTTGATAAACGTGGGCATGACGACCTGAATCTCAGCACCGAACTTCTCCTTTGAGTAGTTGCAGTACCGGGTGCTCTCCTGCGCAAAGCTCGCAATACGGTGCCGTACCAGCTCATTCGCCACGCCACGGTCACAGGTGAACAGCACACTCAATTGAGAATGCTCCAGCATGGCCTCGTGACCCTGTTTCACCAGAAAGCCCACCAGCTTCTTCGCCGACTCACCATCCGGCGTAATCTTGTCTTCGCTCTTGTAGCAGACACGGGCCACTCGCTCGATCTGCTGCAGCTCCTTGATGCCGCCCTCAGAAATATCAGTGAGAATTTCGTACTTGGGTTCAACGATTTTCATGTCAGCATCCTCTTTCTTTTTAATGGCGCAGCCTATGGGATTTGAACCCATGTGCGCTGTTGTCAACGCCTAGTGGTTTTCAGGACCACCCTCTTCGACCGCTTGAGTAAGACTGCATAATAAAAGCGGGGCCGTTTGATAAACGACTCCGCTGAATGCCTACTATGTGTCTCCTGACCATGTATGTTGCGCACCATCCATGGCCTATTGATACTTTCGGGCTTGGTGTGGTCGGAATTGAACCGACGACTTGGCTTCGGCATTTGGCCGCTCACTTGCTCTACCTTTTCTGAGCTACACACCCTTATAAAAGTGGAAGACCATCAGTGTATCAGCAGCATGGGCTAATGATAATCTTCCACTTTGTTTTAACATCCGCTGTATTTGAGTTCCGAGTTGCAGGTCGGCCCCTAGAGCATCTACAACCACAGCCTCCTGTCTCTGCCTTTGCAGAACGGTTGATACGATTAGAGTGAATGCCCTTGCCTTTTGCCGAGATCGGCCGAACTCGCGGACAGATGAGCCGTGCATAAACCAGGTCGGAACCTTTTACATATTGTAGCTCCAGCAAATTCCATCACTCCTTTTCGTGGAAATCTCCGGATTCGAACCGGAATGCTGGTATAACAGCATGTGCCAGATCTAACGATTTCCTTAATAAAAAGCGTCGGGCTTATCGTACTGCCGCTCCGCTATCGCGGAGAGCCCGGCATGGCAGGGAAAGGTAAGTCATAATGGGCCTGCTTAACGCAGGTGGAGCAGCCAACGGGGGTCGAACCCGCAACACTCGGATTGGAAATCCGATGCTCTGCCAATTGAACTACGGCTGCATATAAAAATGCTCCAGACATATATGACGGGAGCATCGTCGGACTGGAACCTGCTGCATCCAGTTGCGCTGTCAAGATTGGTTCGTTTCGTTTTCTTCTCTTGACAGGATACAGGATACCACATGTTGATTATGATATACAATGTGTTTTTATGTGAATATATGCAGTTTTATGCAATCATTTCTTTTTTGCAGAAAGTCTATCGAGGAACATTTTCATGACATCTTCAGCCGTTAGGAAGCCTTCGACATCATTCTTTCGGAGAAGCCACCATCCCTTCACTTCAAGGAGTCCCCTAGGCCCACCATATGAGAGGCTGTGGCATATCGCGTCAAAACGATATTTCATTCGGCTGTCGAACACAGTGATTTGAAATCCGTCATAAGCCTTCATGAGTTTGTATGGGATTCCCATATCTTTCAGGTGTATCTCAAGCTTTTCAATTTCAGTCATCGAACACTCCTTGCCTTCTTTTTGCCGCCTTGCTGAAAAGCGGGTGCTTTCTGTACAAGTTTGATAATATCAGCAACCTTGCACCAGTGGTGGCATTCTTCACAGCAATATCCACCGGGGCATTTATCACAGTATTTTTTCATGATTGTATTCAGAAGAGCGTTGCGCTTTATGTATTCATCCATTATTCCATCCCTTTTTCTTTCGCAACACAGTTTGATAATATGTGTTTATCCTCTCTGGATACACTCCAGTTCTCAGGGCAACCAACGCAGCATGTTTTCTCACCGCTCACATCAGTATGATGAAAGCAGCAACCATCGCATCCTTTCCGTGAATCACAATACGCCTTGATGTCTATAGCTGCATCTACAAGTGTTGGAGATGAACTCTCTGCTGCCTGTACAAACGGGAGCGCTCTCAAAGCGGTTCTGATACAATCCCACATTTCAGGGCCAGGTTCAAGCGCCTCGTCAAGTGCATCAAGGGCCTCGTTTCGGTCAATCAGAAAGACTTCTGCCATTTCGGTTTACCTCCTCAATCCTTTTTTATGCCGATGAAGTCACATATTCCAATAGTCTTAGCGTCACACCGATGTAAAAGAGTATGCCGACGGTCATCCAATTCAGCAGGATAACTGTAGTGGATGCTGTCGCTATTGTCCTCGAAGAAGTTATCGAACAGCCAGTTTGAAAACCGCCGTGGTTTTCGCTTATCATCCAACCGCTCAGTAAGAACCTTCCCGCAGACCCGGCAACGATACAGTTCACTTCTCATGGTCATCCCTCCACTTTTGAAAATCGGTACTTTTCCTTGCTCTGAGGATATTTCTCGTGATCCACCTCACTCATAAACATGTCGAGCGGGCGGTCCCAAACAGTACCACCTGGAGTCTGGTAGATGACACTAAAGGAATCGGGGCTTTCGGTACAGCGGCTCACAGCGATAATCCTGACGATTTTTCCGACCTTAAAATGCTTCCAGTATTCTCCAGGATGCGGAATAGGCCGATCATATTCTGTTGCGCTTGTCTGCTTTTGAAAATGTTTCTCGCAGAACGAGAGGTCGCAATTGCGCTCAAGAAGTTTTGGCGCCTCGGAATCGTCCAGATCGGCGCATTGAAGGTGCAGATGATTTACCTTTCGGAATCCCAATGTTGAGGCCCAATCGACGAATTGCTCGCCGACAGATGGAGTGCCGCCTTTGTTGCAGATGAACGGATCTAGTCCATCTGTGTCAATGAGGTATGCAGAGAGTTTGAAAATCCGGTTCATGTTAATTCTCCTTAAATCTCAGCTTTTATCTGTTAAGCAGTTCTTTGATGTAGAGCGTCTCAAAACTTTTTAGATGAGGATATTCATTTCGAGCCATCTTTCCTGCCTGTTCTGCAACACTCAAAATACTTTCAAAATCATCATCTACATCAACAACATAGCACATACACTCATGGTCGTGCTTATCGTTCCAACCTTCAAAAAGAACAACAAACTTTTTCATGATGTATTTCCTCCTTAAATCTTAGTTTTTATTCAACTCGCTTATTCCACGCTTCGATAAGGTCGGTTTTGATTTTTGCTTTTTCCATTTCAGAGGAGTCAAAGTCGTAAGTTTTGCTTTCCATGATAACATAGCAGTTGCACCTATTTTCTTTGTTTCCTCTCGTAACAAACATCCATCGTGTTTGGCGATAACCGCCCTCTGCAATGGTAACTTCTCCACCACAAAAAGGACACGGCTTTAATTTATATTCACTCATAACTATTTCCTCCTTAAATCTTGGCTTTTATCAGACTCAGCTAACTGAAGTTCTTCCAATGAAAACGAAAGTCTTCCGCCTCCGCAAAAAGTAGTGAACTCAACAATGGCAGTATCTCCGTCGATTTCATCGATAGTGCCTTCGCACCAATCTTCAGCATAAACTTTATCTCCAACTTTCATAACTACTCACTCCTTAAATCTCAGCTTTTTATCAAATTATTCTTTTGCAGCGTCCAGAAGCATCTTGGCAAGTTCTTTCGCTTGTTTTACTGTAAGATGAACCTCTTGGCATTCAACGTCAACGAAAAACACGACACGATTCGTCTCTTTTTCTTTGTGGATGCTAAATTCCACAGGGCTGCCCCATTCGTCGGATGCTTCTAAGCATTTATAGTTTAATTTCATTACGAACCCTCCTAAATCTTAGTTTTTATCCAATTCAGCAATTTCTATCAGGTATTCTAGCGCCTGAACTGCGCCTTCTTTTCTATATGCCTCGCACTCGTCATGCGTTCTTTGTTTATTACACAAATCAAGAATACTCTTGACTTGTGTAATATCGATAACAGAAAATACAGGAGTCATATTTTCGATGGCTCCTTTACAATTTTTATAGGCATCGTTCCAACCCATCATATAATCATCTCTTGCATCAAAATCATCTGTGTAAGGATAATCTTTTGCATCCGATTTAGTTGACATCACCTCTTCTATGATATCTAATTTTCTGACATAACAATCTTTCATCGCGGAATCCTCCTTAAAAACTCAGCTTTTATCAAGCGTTATCACAGGAAACAGCCATCCTGTTTTGGGGTTTGAAAACACAGTATCATATTCAATACAAAAAATAGGATACTCTCGTTTGCATTTTTCGCAGTTATATGTTTCCCCTCTGTCAAAAGAGCCAATGATTCCACCACATTCCTTGCATCTGATGTGCTCATACCACATAGCTTTCTCCTATTTCTCCCAATAATATCCACGAATAGCATAGCTGCAAAAATCTTCAGGCTTGGTATATACGGCGTTGGAATCATCCAGAGTGAAATGAGCACAGCTGCATGATTCTCCTTGCTTATCCCATGTGTTCCAAAGGTTGCAATCCTTACAGCGAACAACTTTGATTGCATCCACCTCTGGGACCTTATTTAATCGGCTTCGCAAGGTTCTGTATAATGTCTCCTTGTTAGAATCCACTTTATCAACGCCAATCATTGGTTCATACATCCCACAGCGAATCCATTCTTGTTGATAAAAGGCATCTGCGTCAATAATTCTTCCCATGGCATTTCACCTCTTTTTTATCTCAGCTTTTATCAAGCATTGCAGTCTTTTCATTCCAATACTCTTCAGCCTCTTTAGCAGAATCGAAAAACAACCCGCCAAGTGCTTCTTCTTGGTCATCACAGCGAAGAATGCAGCTCATCAATTCTTCGTGATGTAAGGCATACAATGCCATGCCGTAATCCGGATCTTTCTCAAAATCACATTCGAGCGAACCTTTCCACTTTTCGTCAACATCGTACACACTAATGGAAACCGCTTCATGCCCACAAAATGGGCACTTATTCAATTTAACCATCCTACAATCTCCTTAAATCTCAGGTTTTATTTAATGTCAGTCATCCCAATTCAGAAGATACCCGTTGTATTTGAACTCTTTTGCAATATTTGCTGCCTTAACAAGATTTTCTGCAAACGTGAAAGCATCCTCGGCCTCCATCATTACTCCCGGAATTGCAATTTTCACTTTCATTGGAGTATCAATCCCGTCTCCGTCTTGAAGAAGCTCAATGTCAGTTCCGTAAAGTTGTTTCTTCGCTGCAAAATATTCTTTGTCAAATTCTCGATGATTTATGATTTCCATTACGATTCTCCTTTTTAGAACTTAACTTTTATAAGCGCAAAAATCAAACAAATCATAAAGAGCATCCTTTAATCTAAGTAACTTCTCTTTATCGTATTTTTCAAGAGCAAACCCACTACCATCTATCAGATTCAGAAGCTCAAATGCCTTATCTGCAATATAGTAGCGTTCAAAAGTTTCATAATCCATATTATTCTTCACCCTTTCTGTGTTCCATTACCAGCCGCTCGCTCTGATTATCTGCGTCAGAAAGTGCTTCCAACATACCAAGTGCATACACGGCATAAAGATAATATTCAACACAATTATCAAAATTACCAAAATTTCACTGATAATCCTACGTCATCAATAGTTATATCATCGGTCTACATATCCTTTTGTTAAGTATCCAAAAGAACCCGGATTTTACTCCGTCTCTGCCTTTCCACCAACTCCGGCGATAAACACCCGATGCTTTCCATTCTCGTCACGCTGCCAATCACCACCAAGCATCTCAATCGTATGGCACACTGAATAATAAGCTACGGTTGAATTGACGGCCTCTTTGTCACTTTCAAAATCATTCGTTTTTATAAAATGCCAGTTGTCATCAAGCCAATTGACTACCCTTATAACCCCTGCACGAAGCTCTTTTTCTTTCGTGTTTGCCATTTTATTTTACTCCTTTGTTTTACATATCCTGATTTACTTTCACAGTTAAGACACTAAACAAAATATCGCCACATGCCGGCCTTTTCACCTCTATCATTTAGCATGATGTGAGGATATTCAGCTGCGCAGAACGGGCATGGTTTTAATTCATATTCTTCAATAACAAATCTCCCTATTAAAGCTCAACTTTTTCAAATGTCTTTCCACCATTCCGAAATATCTATTGAATCAATTTTCATCCTTGTCGTTGAGTCTCGAAAGCACCCACATGAACTATCCCATACTGCAATAGCAATGTCAGTTTGCTTTTCTATTTTATATCCATAGCGCTCATGGAAATATAGCCCCAAAAGGTATGGTCTTCCGTTTTTGAAATATTCGGGAATAGGTTCGTCAGCAATACTAATCCACATTGTAGGATTCCTTCTTTTCCGATTCTATATCAGCAGTTCCAACGATATCGAGAAGCCGCTCAAGCGCTGTTACAGCCCCCTGCCGTCTGTATTCTTCACATTCGGTATATGTGCGCTGCGCCTCATATTCCAGAATCAAACTCTTTATGACCCGCTCATCAATTAGAATCTTCATTTTGATAATCCTTTCCAAAACCTTCTTTTTTCTTCAACTCTGCACAGACATCTTTATAGAATTGCTGCCATACAATACAGTCGCAACTATCTCCGAGATCAGAGCCAATTCTGACACGTTCTTCAATATCCCTTTTGAAGCAATCGAGGGTTCTCTCGTTCAGTTTTGAAAGTAGCGGAGTGATATAGTCAACAATAAGTTTTGGCATGTATGAGCGTCTGCCAAGGCAGTATCTAACGGCGCAATTGCATAATGCGCCGAAATCATCATCAGAGGGATCAATGATAATCTTTTTCTTCATTTTCTGTCTCCATCTCTTCGAAGTGCGCACAGATTTCAGGGGCTTTGTGATAGTACTCTCTCAAAAAGCTAGCTCCGCACACATATTTGTTGAAGTAGTCATCCGTCCTTTTGCAGATCAGATGTTTGCATCTATCGCAAAGCGGTTTTGGCTTAACGCTTTGATAAAGCATGAAGACCGCAGCTCCCGCTGCTACAATCTGTGATATTTTCAGAATATCATCAAGCATTCTCTTTCTTCCTCCAGTATCGGCATCTATCATCAGCCACTACAAAATCGGCGACGTGCTCAGACTTGTAGTAGCAGCATATGCCTTCATATTCTGCATAGTACTTGCAGGTCCCGCACGTATGAGCTGCTTTCTCTTTACATTTATGAGCAGTGCATTCTTCAGGAGTACACAAATATGACATTTCTCTTCTCTCCTTTTTTCCTTGCGCACATTTGAAAATTTTCCGTTGCCACCCAGTCATCCACGACGATTTCAAGGTGTTTCTCACATAAAAAACATCCTTCGCCAATATACTGGCAGAAACAACATTTCCCAGGGTCACACGTTCTTTTTTGCTGTTTCATAAAAGCATCATCCCTCCTGAAATCTGTGTCGAACGAACCTCATCCATTCGAGTATAGGATACAAGCATGAAGGATGTATAGTCTTTTCGACAGTCGGGTTGTTGGTTGTAGGCCTTTTCTGCATTTTGAGTAAGGCGCTCGATGTCAATACGTGTAGTTATCAATCCATCATGCTCTATGATAAACGAGGCAAATCCATTGGAGCTTTCAAACTGTGTACTTACACATACAAAATACTTCATCTTTTCACACTTTCCTCAGCTCGGCAAATGAGCAAGTGAATATTTTCTCATGGCCATGTCCAATCTTGAATTTCACGCAAGCTGATCTTTCTTCAATATCTACCCTTGTGACCTCTCCGGTTGAATCGAGGATTTTTGAAAATACCTTATCGCCAACCTTGAATGAACGGGGCTCTCTGGACTTACATCTTCTTTGTTCTCGATATTTCTCCGTCTTTCCAAGCTGTTTTAGAAGTTCATTGTTTTCCTCTTTCAGGCGCTCGTTGTCTTCGGCAAGGATACGGATAGGAGATTCAAGTCTATCCTCATAAGTGAGGACATCCCATAGTGGAGTATTTTTGAGGTGCTTGACCAGTGCAAAGTAATCATCTAGGACTTCCCTAACCTCTTCTGCACAAGATGTCCCTAAGACGTCGGTATCTTGTATCTGACAAGTGATAACATCAAGCGCAGTATAGGCATCCGTCATAGAACGTTCTTTCATCCTTTTTCCTCCGAAATGTACTTTAGGGCATCAGCGATCGTGTAGCATCCCTTGTTATGGAGCATATTGACAATTTCAATCAGGCCGGTGCAAGCATCTACATCATCTTTCCAGATAGCCTTGTCCTCATCAAGGTCGCTTTCGTCGTCCGGAAGGAACGCTTGGCTGTTGTCCTTGATGCTTTGAATTTGAAAAAGAAGGTCTTTCAATTTTATTTCACGAATTTTGCTCAAGCCATTTACTGTTTTCTTGCTCACTGTATATCACCTTCTCTCCAGATGAGGAAATAACCTCGACCTTGCGTTTGCTGGAATCCCAGATCTCATACCAACTGAATGGGTTCCCATTGATATAGCTGGGCTTGAGAACCATTGCAAGATGATTTGCGTACATTTCAGCGTTTGAAAATACTGAGAAGTCGGAAAAATGCGTGTAGCTTCTTGAGCTGGCATCATATCCGAGGACTGTGAAGTAGTTTGACATGTTGCAAATCACCCCTTTGCCTTCTTGGTGCCATATTTCTTCTTCAAAAAATCCCGATAGTTGTCAACCGCATCTCTTGCTTCACTGAGTGTGCAGTTGTGTTCTTCGCGGAATTTTCGACACGCACAAACCAATTCACCATACTCACAAAGCTCCTGCCACGACCGGGTGTCAGGGATGAATGACCACTCGCCGGCCTCGATGAGAATGCCATTTTCGACAAGGACGTGAAGCCCTTCTTCACCAATAGCCTTCGCAATACACTCAGTATCCGCCTCTCTAATGAACATCCCAGTCTCACCCGACCGGAATTTCGGCGATGCGCATACCGAACAAAACAACCCCGTCTCATCCTTTTCGGTGAGGAACGTATAGAACATAATGAAAAACTCCTTTCAGTCTTCAATTTCAATTACCATGTAATAGACATGGTATGTTTCGCCGTAATCGACGGCCTCGCCGATTACATAAATGGGGTAGGGGTCGATTTCCGCACCAGTGCAAGAATCATACCCTTCTCTATCAATCTGATGAACCTTACTGTAATCGATGTCTTTGTCCGGATAACGCTTAAAGTCTTTGAAAAACATCTGCTCCGCTGTGTCGATTGCGTCATAGCGAGTCTTGCAGGTGGCAAGGATATTGATTGCATTCTTGATATATTCGCTTTTCTTCGTGTAGTCACTCACGACAACGTACATGTTGTTTGCCTCCTATCAATATGGCCAGAGATTCGGGCAGAAGTCGGTCCCAAAGTAGATGCTGTACAGCTTCACCCCGTTATCGGAGTCTTCCTCAACATCCAGAACCTCTTTCCGACAGAGCAGCATATTGAAAATCCGATCGTACTGTTCAAGAATCCTTTCAACCGAAGTTCCGAGCGCATCGGCCAAATCATCTGCGCCGAACTTCCAGTTGCCATAGCTGGTATGAGCCGTGCCGTAGGATACCATGTATTCGACAGCTTCCTTGATTTTTTCTTCATCCATTATTGTGACATCTCCTTTCAGATATGGTGGGCCATGAGGGACTTGAACCCCCACTGGAGCGGTTATGAGCCGCCGGCTTTAACCATTAAGCTAATGGCCCGTATTCAATCGGCATAGAATGCCGATTTGCAATTCTGGCGAAATGCCTCCACAATGTCATTGATATAATCAGGGTCCGTCATACTCATCTCACGGTATATGGCGGAAGCTTCCGTCGTTGTGGAATCATACATCCAGCAATACGCAGTCAGAAAATCTTTCTTTGATGCCACGTTTTCACCTCTCCTTTTTGATTGATAATGCAGGAAGCATCATCAATCATGCAGTTCTGGTAAGCCCTGCAGCAATGTTCAGCTTGATACCAATGGTTCCAAATTCCGAGCAATCAGGGGCATCGTGGTTGATTGTGTATGTAAAGGCATATCCTTCTTTGAGGCCATCCAGATCGAGTTCCCAATCATCTTTGCAATCGCTCACATAGAGATAGCTGTCCATTGTTCCGATGCTGGTATAGGAACGAACTACCGTATAAACGAGGCAGTCATGCTCCTCCTCAAATTTCCGCAGGGCTTCAAGCTCTTTACCCTCAACCCAGTAGTATGCGCCGAAGGGCGGCTCACTTCGACTTACATGTCCGGCCTCGAACTGCTTGATGGTTTCAGGATAGATGCCAAGCATCTTCATGCGGCTGATGGCCTCGGCCTTTTTCTCTTCAATGCTGATGTTCATAAAACAATCCCCCTTACTCTTCATCGAGAATGGAATTGAGCATATTGAGCACATCCTTCTGCTCACTGAGTTCTGCCTTGATTTGAACAAGCTTGTCTGCATCACTGGCAATGGAGTCAGCAAAAACGATGGGGTCACTTTTGGCATTGGTCTCGATGCTTCGTGCCAGACGGCGAATCTCTCCCTCATTGGCCCGAATCCTGGCCTCCATGATGTTTCGGAATGCTTCTGCTCTCGTCATATCTGTATCTTCCCTCTTTTCTATGAATCAAACAATCTCAACACCAAGCTTTTCTGCAGCTTTGAAAATGACTGGCTCAAAGTTCTCACCATTTGTAGCCTGCCATTCCTTCCACATGCCGGCGGCATCGCAAAGCATCCCCAACAACTCGTGGTTCCAGGTGGATTCTCTCTTGATTTCGGCAGCGAGTTCTTTAACATTCATCATTTTAGTGTTCTCCTTTTTTCTCGATGGTATGTTTTTTGTAACGTTATCGTACAACACCTACCGACCTAGTCAATTATTTTTACGCAATTACGACATATTTTCAGAGAATTTTTCATAATCAATCTTGATGCGGCGATCTTTTTCCAGATGATGCTCAATGAGAATTTCTTCCCTAGCTTCCTCAATGGTGAGTTCTGGAGCATCAAGCTTCCCGTTACAGAGAACGTCATATTTCCAATTGTAGAGCGTATACTCCCATCCCTCATTGCTAGACCGAATAGCGATATATTTGTCTGTAGTAAGAATCAATCTCCAAACCGCTTTATCGTCTGCCGAAAGATGCTCTGGATATACGCAGAACCCATCATTGGGCGAGAACATCTGATAGAACTCACAGATATGAAGCGGCCAACAAGCTCCACCAACCAGCAAATGATAATCATCAACGTAGAACAAAGCTTCGGCGACGCATTTTCCATCCGGAAAATCGAACTGAACAACACCACCATCCGGGATTCTGTAAAGGTCATCATAAGAATGGTTTACAATCCGAACATCGTCCGGAATAGTTTTATCTCCCCTGATCCAGCGTTTCTGAACGCCGGATGCAGGGAACTTCACAAGGATGTTCACGCTCTCACGCTGGCATCCGTTGATTGAACAGTGAGCGATTTGATACAAGTACCAGTTACGAGCAGTTTCCATTTTGTACTTGCCATCAGGCCGAAGGTTCTGATAACGAATCAACCCTTTTTCAAGTGGCTCACCGGTGACAGCATCATATGTAGCATAGCTAACATCCTGTCCAGCTTCCTGCAAATGCAAGAAGCGGCTCCCGCCGATGAGGAAAACTGCTTCTTTTGCCTTAGTGTTTTTCGCCATATTGACAACCTCCAATTTTCTAAAATATGAAAATATAGGCTTCCCATTCATACTAGGTAAAACGGGAAGCCTTTTTCTTTATACGGATACTTTAGATGCCTCGTTGTAGTCAAGGTAGTAGTTCTCAAAGCTCGCATTCCGAAGAGCCTCGGCAAAATTCATGGAGTTGAAAAGTCCTTTTACAAAACCGAACATTTCTGTTCTGCAAGTGTTTTTTCCATTGGAAAGAATTTGACGAGTTGACTCGCAGTGCACCAAATGACCTTCAACCACAAGATAATAAGCAATGCGATATGTTTCGCAGAATGGATCTTGTGTGTAAAGAAGCTCTTTTTCCAGAGCCTCTGGGATTCCAGTATAAAATTTGTGTCTGACGATGAACTCTCTCTCCATCAAAGAGCCTTTTGCATCAAACGTAACGATGGTGGTATTATCGTCACCGCTTTGAAGTGATACAGCAAGATTTTTCATATTGGTGATTTTGAACTCAGTGCGGTTGCAATTATCTCCACGAAATTTCATGTATGTTTTCTCCAATTTAATGTTGCTATGTAGTTTTTCTACAACTATATCGTAACATAACCAACACAAAAGTCAATATTAAATTGTCGTTCCAACGATATTTTTGAAAAATTTTCGTAGAAGATTCAATATTTTTCAAGGCTTCCATCTTCTTCAATCATAGCAATATGAAGAAGTGCGGAGCCATGAATTTTGAACGTTCGTCTCAAATAGGTATCCTGCTTGCGTTCGTAGTCGCCTTTCATTCCAAACATGATTTTTGAAGTATCACTCCAACTGTTTCCTTCGAAATAGCGTATACAGACAACTTCTCTCTCGTCAGAGACACTAAGCTTTTCAAGTATATGTTCGATAGCATTCCTTTCATTTTTCTGTGCTGCAAATGCTGCTAAGATGGAATTCTGAAGCTCTTCCTTTCGCTCAAGTTCCCGTGCCATCTTATCGCTGCTTATGCCAGGAGTCTTCGGCATGTCTGACATACCCGGAGAGCCAATGCTCTTCATTTTGGAAACAAGGGTCTCAAGGCGTTCAACCTTGACATCGATCTCTCTTTCTTTATCACGGTATGCGTTGAGCCTGTTTTTCACAGCTTCGACGTCATACCGTTTTTCTTTTGCACTAATCTCCGGATTGCTCACTTTACCTTCCTCCTACATCTTCATCACGCTATCCTTCTGCTCCCGTTGACACTTGAATGAAAATGCCTCTCTGATGAAGCACTACGCTTTTCCAGTACTTCCAAACCCGCCTCTGTCAGGATTTCCAAGGTCGTCTACGGGAACAAAGGAAATAGACTCCGTCTGGTCCACAAGTCTAAATTGGCACAGTCTAGTGCCCTTCGGAATTTCAGTGTGCCTGATCGCTACCGCTGGGAATCCCCAAATGTCGTTGTTTCCACAATAGCTGTTTTCGATAACGCCAATGCTATTTGCCATGATGACACCGTGATTTTTGCAGGCAGATGACCGAGGGACCATCACTGCATACTTTCCTTTAGGAAGCTGCATGGACACACCGAGCGAGATGATTTTGAACTCCAGCGGCTCCAATACAACGTCCTCTGCAGTATATAGGTCAACCCACTCCCCATAGGCAATAGGAACAGGGTTTCCATGGGTATTGATGATAACTTCCATTGGCTGTTTGCTCATTTTTGCACTCTCCTACTCTGATTCCATAATAGCCGCTCCACATTCGGGGCAGTATTTGAACTCATATTCATATAGCTCTGGCTCCCCCGTTTCCGGGTCAAAGATAAACCGCCGCCAATCTTCAAGATGAAGACCGCAGCGCCTACATAAGAACTCATCACAGGGGGCATATCGTTTATTGCAATTGGATGTCCGTGGGATTGATTTCACCGTCGGAGCATAGTCAATTTGTCGAGCAGCCCAACTGATTGCATTATGCACGTAATCGACGGTCCCCCGCTTTTTCTCCAATTTTGCGCTATTTTCGAGATAGCTCTTGAACTCATTCGCATCAATGAGCCTTTTGTCATCCGTAGATTTCATCTCTTTTTACTACCTCTCTGAGTATATCGTACTTGTATTCCGTTCCACGGGTGGTACAGTGACGAATGCTTGATAAAAAGGAGTTTTCACTGGAAAAGCCAAGTATTCTAGCGCATTCAGTAGGAGGCCCACTGCAAAGGAGCTCTTCCGTCGCTCTGTTCCAAACTGTATACCATACGCAATAATTTTTTGTGTGCATTTTTATTGAACGCCCGTAAGGCCAGATAGCACAGCCATATTGAAAATCAGGTTTTCTTTTCCATGATGACTTCATCAAGCTCTTCAACATCTTCAGCAGAGAAGACTAGCGAAGCTCCGTCAAAATCATATTCGTGATTTTTCCAATCTTCTTCGAATCGCTTGAAATTGTTCTTGTAGCACTGCCGGAAAGGGTGCGTTTGCTCGGCGAAGTATATACCGCGCATGACAGCATCATCATCGTCAGGTTTCCAGCTATCCAAGTGGTAACTTTCCATATTGTCGTAGTCCCAAAGCGATAGAACGACTTCGCGACCTTCGAATTGGTTATACATTTCTCGGAGGCTTTCAAGCTCGCGATAGGTAAATCCCTGACCGTGGAATCGCTCGCGAATCTGTCCAATGCTTTTACCACCGGTCTTCAGACGGCAGTGAACGAGTCTCGGTTGATATCCCATTTGGCACCTCCAGAAATCAAAACGGCATGTCGTCCGTGTCATAAAGCTCAGCGAAATCATCGGCGGCAGATCCATCAGAGTAGACCTGAGAAGTCTCAAGTGGCTCCTGATTTGCAGGTACAGGGTTTTGATAATCCGAAGAATGACCACCACTCTGGCCACTGTTCTTGGGACCCGCAAAGTTGATGTTGCTGGCCACGACCTCAACGGCAGTTCGTTTGTTCCCGTTTTTGTCCTCATACTGTCTGGACTGGAGAGCGCCCTCGATAGCAATAAGGCTTCCCTTCTGGAAATACTTTGCAACGAAACCGGCATTGTGCCTCCATGCGACAATATCGATAAAATCAGCCTGTCGCTGCTCACCCTGGCGGACAAAGCTGCGGTCACACGCAATTCTGAAACTGCACACATTTGTGCCGTTCTGGGTAGTTCGGAGCTCTGGATCAGCAACCAGCCGCCCCATAATTGCTACAACATTCAGCATTTTCTTCTTCTTTCTTTTTCTTCAGACCGTAAAGTTTACAAAGGTGCTTGTCCAAAACAACCCCACGGTCAATGTGATACTTTCGATTAAAGGTCACTTGCCCAATATGGTGGGCCTCTGTATGGTGAGTTCTACATAATGGTAAAACCTCCATACCTTCGTGAATGATGTCTTCCCGGTCCCGACCGGTGCCAACGTGGTCAACATGGTGCAGATCACATTTCTTTCCGCACACGCAGCATTTCTTGGCAGCGAGGCAGGCATATATGTAATCCTGGGTGTCATCTACAAAATCCAATAAAGGAAAACTGCATGGGATATCCCAATCAATGAGAAAGTGGACAAGGAAGCGCTGAAACGCGCACACAAGGCTCATTGGAGCATTGCTCAGTGAGAACATCTGGTCCGCCGTAGATTCCATGTCTTCCACGAGAAACTTGAGCTTCAGGTATTCTTTGGCCGGGTCAAGGCCCATGCCAGTGTAATCAGCAATCTCCCGGATAAGCTTGTAGCAGGTTCGCCGCTGCTTATCAGACAAAGGGCGTGAGTCTATCAACTGGACGTTACACTTTGTGTAGTTCCGCTTGGTCATCGTGAACCAGTCATCATACGGAGCTCGAATGATAATCTCTCGGCTCCTCTCGTCGTATCCCACGATTGTTCCCTTTACGACATCAATAGGGCTTCTCATGCAGCTTTCCTCTTTTCATGGATTTTGGGGAGCCGATTTATGCTTCAGGTTCCTCATAGGGGTAATCATCGGACTCCTCATCAGAATCCTCGGATGCAGCCGGAAGCTTCCGGGGCCCAACCTCACTAGCCGCCGGGATAGCCTTCTGGCGTTCGGTATCATCATCGACATCGTTGTAGTCGGCATCAACGAAAGAGGGCTCCACATGCTCAACTTCGCCATCATACAGGCTGGTCTGGCCGTCATCAATACGGCGCATGGCATACTTACCATCCTCGTATACCAGCTCATAGTCACCGGTAAGTGCGCCAGACTTGCGATCCTTGACCTGCATGACAGAGCTGATATCATGCTTGAAAGACGGACGGGTGATATCCTGCAGGCCGTTGGGACCGCCGACGCTCACCTTGTCCAGGGTAATGGAAAGCTTCATGGTGATGGTGGCATTGTCTGCATTCTTCATCTCCATATTGCCGATGGTGCGGAGAAGGACACTGTCAAAGTCCTCCTTCAGGGCAGCAAAGGTGTCACTCTTCAGGCTCAAAGTCATTTCGTTGGTAGTCATTTTCTTTTCCTCCTTTGGAAAATCTCAGATGGTGTTCATACGGATATACTTATTGCGACATGCCTCGCAACAGGTATCAATAAATCTGCCGCCCACTTTGGTGAAAAGCCAGCCTTTCTTTTTGAGGTCAGCCTTTTCAGCGTAGGACTTAGCCTCTTCTTCAGAGGTGAACGGATAGTGGATTTCTTTATGGCAGGAATCACAGGTGTACACAATCTCACCCTCCCACCAACCGTCAAATTCAAGCTCTCGACTCATATTTCATTTCCTTTCATTTTGAAAACATTAGCAATCGTAAATCTAAGGACAAAAGTTGGCAACTTCGCTGATTGTTACAACGACCCTGGGGTTGTCATCATAGAACTTCCGAACTTGAGCATCAACGACCTGGGCATCGTCGTAGTAGGCAATCCCATTAAGTGCGTCACATATCACCTTTCCAACATTGTCATAATCGGGTTTTACCACAGGTCGAATCATATGCTCTCGCATCATTTTTGCCTGTTTTTTACTGGTGCTTGCCGGTATCTTGAAATAAGCCATTATTCTCATATCAAGAGGCACTTTTTTATCAAACCGAACGCCATAACATTGGGATTGGTACATATACTTTACCAATGTTTCATAGTTTGCAGTCTTTTCAGGCGTGTATGTGCTCACATGACCACATACGGTAGAGAACTTCGGTCTTCCCTTTCCAATAGGTTGCCCAGGAATGGTAAACTTGACTGTCATTCACTTAATCACCTCGTCAATACTTTCGGGAAGGTCGTATTTCACCCAATACTCATTTTTCCTTCCGTCCTTCCGGCGGATCAATTGAACGCTGTATTCATTTTTGAACAGGAGCGCAGCAATTGCCTGCCGGTCGGCTTCATTAGAGATTCGTAGAATCCCATGTCGTTCAGATTCCTTCATCATACCTCCTTATACATCTCCAAGAAAAGCAGCCATGTCCTTGAACCGGCGGGACGCTTCCTTCTTGCGCCAGCTCGGTCCGGTAAACTGCATCGGGTAGCAAACCTCAATGATTCTGTCATAAATCCGTCTGTACCGGTCATCCATCTCTTCTTTCATTTGGGGAAGAGTAAGATTTGTGGTCAGGATCATTGGCAATCGCTTGCGATATCGGCTATCGACAATGTTATAGATTTTTTCAAGCGTGTAGTCTGTACCTCGCTCTGCGCCAAGATCGTCAAAGATGACAAGCTTGGCTGAGTTCATGTTTGATAATATGGATGCCTCCTGGCCAGTAGCCTGAATGGCCTCCAGAATTTTCACAAAAGATGTCATGACAACAGGGACACCCTTTTCCATCAGGCTGTTTGCAATACACGCAGCTGTATAGCTTTTTCCAGTTCCCACTCCGCCCCAGAAGAGCAGTCCTTGGTTTGCACTAGCCATCTTGTCAAACTCAGCGACATATTTCATGCAAACTTTAAGATTTCTCTGATTGAAGGATGTTTGTGAAAATCTATCAAAGCTCGCATTTGAGAACTTTGCATCCATGAGACTAGAGGCTTTAAGCTTTTTGATTCTTTCAGCATTCTGTGCAGTCTCACGGTCTTTCTTTCCATTTTCAAATGCTTCCATCTCACACTGACACTGAATCGGAACGATGAGTTTGCTCATCCTTTTTTTGTCCTCAATCGTAGGATTGGGAAGAAGCATGATTTTTTCACGAGGCTTTTTGCATATGCCGCAAATGAGAATCCCCTGTGTATTTCGGAAATCTCCTGGGTGAGACTTTTGCATCGCCTTACAGCGTTTGGCATAGGAACTCATCATTTCATAGCTACTCGCGCCTAGTCCGCCACTCACGGTTCGTCACTCCAATCGTCTTCTTCATAGGGGTTCCCACTCTCCGGAAGCCCAAATTCTTGTTGTGCCGGAGCATCCTTTTTAAGATAATCCGTGAACGGAAGACTGTCACTCAGGAAAGTCTTTGGATGCTTGATGTACGAAGACTCGGTATGAAGCTTCTTGCATTCGAGAGCGTAGTTTGTCGCAGCTTTCAGAAGTTCCTCATCCGAATACCCGTCGTTTCGACGGGCACTATACTTTTTATAGGCATTACCCTTGTCTATCTTTCTGGGGTAGACAGACCAGAATGCTTCAAAGCCGGTGCTGTACTTAGAAGCCTTTGGCTTCGGTTCTGGATTCGACTCTTCAAGAAAGCTGAGATTTTCAGATACCGGAATTTCTTTCATCTGTGGCCGCTCATCGTCTGCGGATTTTCCATCGGATTTCGTGTCGATTTCCGATTTTATTTCCGCACTTTTTCTGGCTTTTCTCTCGGCATCCTTTTTTCTTCGCTCAACAGCCTTGTACCATTGGGCCTGCCACTGGCTCCAGTCGTGTATCACAAGAGCATCCTCTTCACTGTCAATCCAACTGGTCTCAACGAGCGCATCCACAACGTTAGGAGCCCGGCTTACGAACTTCGTACTAAACGCATCAAGGATGTCATCCCTATCGGCTCCCGGAAGCCGACCATCAATATCCGCGTTCTTTAGGCCCCATATCCAAAGTGAAACTAACGCCCCAAGGGCCTCTTCTTTTGTACAGTTGATGGATTTGGCAAATTCTCGGAGCTTGCTCCCGTCAACCGTGTCATGTACACTGACCCATGCCATCCGCTATCGCCTGCCTTTCTTGAGTCATTGATAGGGTTTACTCTTCAGGTGACTCAGGCTCGGCGGACGACTCGGCGGAATACTCAGCCTTTTTGTCCGCGACAAGGTTGACCAACATGTCAGTTGCCATGACATACTGACTCTCGCGCATCTTGGTTGTGGATTCCAGGCCGAGCTCTTCGATGATAGACTTCACTACCGCATTGCCATTTTCTTTTCCAAATTGTTTTTGGGCTGCATCGAAAAGAGCTTTGCGCTGTTCCTGAGTGATAATCGGGTCGTCATCATCCATGACGATTGTTTCGTTGCTCTGGGAAGGTGCATCATTCGCATCATTTCGAACCTCTCGGAAGTTGACAGGAATCGCACCGGATGCAACCATTTCATCCTCTGAGTACAGTCCTTCGTAATCCTTCGGGAAAGCATCACGAACACATTGGCTGACCGCCACCTTGTCAATCATAGTTGCCGGCTTGGTTTTCCAGTTTGCCTGGCCTTTGTTGTACTCTTCAAGCGAGACCTCCTTATACGCCGTGCGCTCTTTGGAGTTCCGCATGAAATGAACCTTACACCATCCGCCAATCAGTTTTTCGCCCGGATAGAGGCAGCATCCCTCTTTCTGGACAATCTGATCTCCGCGCTGAACAGTAATGCCATCTTCTTTATAAAGGTAGTCAGGGTTACTGAATGCGCGACGCAGATAGGCATCTTTACCAATGACCATCTGTGCAGGTTCAGTGCCAAACTTGATGCAGTAGACCTCGCCAGATGCGAGAGGGTTTAACTTCTGCATCTTGCATGTATTCATAAAGAATACGAGCTCCTGGTCAGTAACCCTGTCCGCCTGCCCCCTGACCAGATAACGCTTAACGAAGTTCAGGTCAAGCTCGACTCTGGTTCCGAGAACCTCATAGCTCACACTCAAAGCATTGCTCTCCGCTTTACTCATTGCCGTATTTGCCATAAAAATATCCTCTCTTTCTGTTTAACCTCTTACGCTGGTGGATGTGGTCTCTTCATAAATGACTCCAGGAATCTGGACGGTCCCCTTAGAGGCTTTGATAATCCGCAGAATCGCCTTTTCATCAACTGGTCGGATAATCATACCGTTGAGTTCGACCGGAACCCTAGAAGCATCAACTCCAACGATTTTCCACGTCTTGCTACGAGTGACGCCTTTGACTTTCAGACTTGGTGCATTGATTCCGCCGCTAACAGAAACATCTGCCATGACCTCTGCTTCAGCCATAGCATTTTGGGCGGTTTCAGCATCCCCAGAAGCCTCAGCGGCAGTCGCTTCATTGAGTTTCTTCTCAAGTTCTGCCTCTGCAAGTTTTCGAAGCGCCTCCTCCTGTGCCTTGCGTTTCCTTTCCTGCTCTGTATAATAGTCATCCATTTTTGACTTCAGAATGTCTTCCGCAGCATTCAGGGGGTCGAGCATTTCCTTCTTTCGAGACAGGACGCGGTCATATGCTACCTTTGCGGTCTTACGAAGAGGCTCCCAGTATTCAGTGACCTTTTTCTGTGTCTCTTTGATTTCCTTCAGAATCTCTGCAGCATAGAGGTATTCGGAGTCATTCGACACGCTCATCTGCTGGACTCTCACCTCAATAGACGAGGCTTCCGTACCCAGGGCGGTTTCGGATTCATTTGCGACGACCTCAGAAGAATCAGAGTTGACATTCGCTACTAATTTTTCCATTTTGACCTAACCTTTCTTTTTTGAAAATATAAAATCTACATCGTATCATCAAATCACTTCGAGGATTCAATGTAGTCGTATACTGTTTTCAATGCGCCAAATACCGTCCATCGTCTCGAATCCTGCGAAGGAAACTTCATTTCAGCGTATTTTCCATCTTTTTTTAGATGAAGAATGCGCTTTCCTTGAACATCGATTCCATGAGATGCGAGCGCTTTAGCATATGCTTCAAGCTGAACACCGCAGTTCATTTCGATGAGCTTGCTGGTCGTTTTGTAGTCAATCAGTGTAAGCTCTCCATCGACCCAAGCTATCAGGTCCGCTGTTCCAGCATATCTCATGATTTTGTGATACAGTCTCACTTCGGAGCCAACGGCAACAGGCTTTTTTTCGTCCCACCACGCAAGAAACGCATCAAAATACCCTCGATACTCTGGGTCGATATCATCGATTTGGAATTTCACCCAGTTTTCGGCAGCATTATGGACAGCCGTTCCCTTCTCGGCAGCTCGGTTAAGAACACTCTCACTGATTCCTTTGTATTCTGCATTGCTCAGTGGCTTCATGACGGTTGTGACACTCGGAATTTCAAGTCCATTGAGTATGTAGATGTGCCTTGCCTCATCAAATCTGAGTTCTTCAAATTCAGGAATGGTAATATCATTCATTCGGCGCCCTCCAAAACTTTCTTCCAATCATAACTGTTCTCGATAACTTTGATGCTGTACGAGCTTGCGATTCGGCCACGGTCGAAGAACTTCTTTTTCGCCCCGGATTCACCGTGGTTGTATGCTGTCAGCGCCATATTAGCTTCTCCGTATTTTTCAAACAGTCGTCCAAGGATGAAGGTCCCGGCTTCGAGATTCTGAAGAGGATCATATAGGTCCGTTGTTCCAATCTCTTCATTGAGCCATTCGAGGTTTACCGTGTTTACCTGCATATATCCAATGCAGTTCCCATTTTGGGCAGTCGATTCGAATCGGCTTTCTTGATAGATAACAGCGAGAGCGATTTCATACGGAACACCATAGTCTCCACAAAATTCTTGTAGCCTCTCCTGCAAGTGATAATCAAGCGGGACCGAAGAACTTACACGAACCATTTCAATTTGTGTTTCAGAGCAAAATTCGCATTCTTTCTCCGTCGAAATCATATCGGCTGTATGAGGCTCGACCTTGCTAGTGGCTTTTTGCTCGTGTTTCGGAATTAGAAAGGCCGATGTAAAAAGCGCCGTTGTGAGAACTGCGCAGCCAACACCAACCATTGGACTCTTTTCTCTTTTCCGCATCTCTCAAACCTCCTTACTCCTTGATTGCTGTTTCGCCAAGAGCCATCAGGCTGATGGTTTTCAGCTCTGACACGGTCTTTGATATTTCCTCAAGATAACCGAGAGCATCTGCTAACGCAGGCCTTTCGTCATCACTGAGCATTCCGTCAGCGGCAATATCAATTAGTTTTTCCTTCACTTCCTTCAAATCGTCAACGCGAAGGTTCTGAAGAAGCCTGACCGTAACATGCGTAATGTCCAAAACCTCGTCAGAAATTGGAAGTCTGCATCCAATCGGACATTCGTTTAAGCAGTAGTGGTTTAGCAGATACGGCGCATTATACCGATCGGCCATAAGAACAGCCTTATCGACCGGCATACATTTGGAAAGTCCGAGTTCGGCGTCGGATACTGCTGACACTGACATTCCTAGCAATTCAGCCGCCCCTTCACGGCTTGATAGCCTCCCATCATATGTAGCAGCGTTCATTCTGGCTTTGAACCATGGATTTTCTGCCGCTTTCGTGGCTCGTCTTCCCATTTTTTCCTACCCCATTTTCCTGTATACTAATGTCAGAAAGTTCACGAACGCTCAACTGTTCTTAGTGTTCGGCAACATTCCTTCAAAAAAAATATCGTTCACCTGGTCCTGATTCAAATTCAGAACTTGAGCAACGATAACCTTCTCACTGTCTGAGAAGCTGGCAACACCAGATTCCTTCTTCCTATATTGGCTCGTAGAAATGCCGAGCAGGCTTGCCAGATATTCTTGGCTGTACCCATACGCGCATCTATACCCTCGCACCCAGCGGGGAGCATTTTTCACTTGTTCCATAGTATTCACCCCCTAGTTTTGATTGTCGTTTTTGATGTTTCTGTACGTTTATTATACCTTAGCCATCATGAATGTCAAGAAAAAGCGATTATTTTTTGAGCGGTTTTAACCTTTTTTGTTGCGAAACCGCTCAAAAAGCGGTAAAATAGTCACACTACAGCTTTCAAGGAGGAAATGACGATGCCGAAAGAAATCCATGAATTCGATCCGAAAATTTTCAAAGAAAGGCTGAATGCTCTGATGGAATCCAGAGGGTGCATAAATTATCGCGTTGCTGCAGACACAAACATCAGCGCTCCTACGATTTCAAAATATCGGAACGAGCTAGTCACTCCCGATATGGCTTGCATAGTAAAATTGGCCCAGTACTTCAATGTTTCTATTGATTGGCTTGTGGGCGCAAACAATGAAAGCCCGTTTGTGTCGAGCGAAGATGCAGACATCGCTCTTCTATACTCGCTGGCTTCCCCGGATGACCGCAAAGTTGTCCAGGTGGTTCTTGAAAAATACCGCACAGCAGTCAGCAAAAGCAAATCAGATCACACGGAAAATGGTGTATCCCAATGACGATATCTGTGATGCCAAATATCTTTGGTGAGCATTGCTTAGACGTTCTGTCCCACTCTCTTGTTGACCTACGCCCGGAACTCATAATAGACCGAGGCCAATTATCTCATCTGGTTTGCATCGGTCAACAGTTCTATGTTACTGGAGGTAGCTTGACGCTGCTGCTAGAAGCTATTTTTGTTTCAAAAGCATCTCATTTAGTTTTTGTTCTCTCGTCAAAGCCACAAAACAGTAATCCTTCCACGGTCATAGAGTGCTTGGGCTCATTATCATTAGAACTACTGAACAATATCGCCTCTGCATATTCTTACGGCATCTACAGTCAATCCTACCTGATCCGTGACATAATGGTTCGGCATGGCCAATGGACGTACAGTATCGCTGATGTTCAGGAACAGAGAATCGAAGCCTGTTTGAATGCCAAAACCTTCTCTGTGATGTGCATTGACAAATAAAAAAGAGCGCCAAAAACGGCGCTCTCAATGGCTAATCCTTCGTTGCTCCAAGTTCTCTCAGGAGAGCAGGAACGTTTATCAGAATATTTCTTCCGCTTCTTATATGCGGAATCCTTCCAGCTTTTAACTCCTTCCTGAGAAAATACTGAGACAAACCAGTTGTCCTTGCAGTATCCTTGACATTCATGAATGGTTTTTGCTCCACTGCCAAAGTAGATTTATTCATACCCTTCACCTCTTTTGCGCAATAAGCGGCGCTCCGCTCGTATCGTGATGTGTTATGTCGCAGAGCGTCGTATTATTGTGCGTCGTTATTTCCTGTCGCTAATTATAACTAAACTATCGTAAATGTCAAGGAGGTTCATAATGGCAAGCATAAAAAAAGAAAAAGACAAAAACGGTTGTCTTGTCTATAGAGTATCTGCCAGCAATGGCCGTGGAAGGCGAATTTCAAGAACTTTCAGGCCGGAGCCGACATGGAGTGCTCGTACAATAAATCGTGAACTCCAGAAATTTTCCACAGACCTTGAGATGCAGCTTTCCGATTACGAGATCCTAACCAAAAGCGAAAGCGTCGCAGAGGCCGCCAAGATGGCCGCTGAGGCCTCTAAGATAAAAACAGTGAAAGATTATGGCGACAGCGTATTTATGCCCGAAAAGGCCCTCTCCATCGCGGAGAAATCAAGATTGAGCTATGAGCAGCTCTTGACTCAGCACATATACCCAGCAATCGGAGACCTTCCAATTGATGACGTCCCTCCAAGCTCTATAAAAGCGCTCTTGGGCAAGCTGCGTTCCGAGATGGCGTTTTCGAGTGTTATAAAAGTTCATGCAGTGATAAACGGACTATTCAAATCGGCTGTACTGGATGACACTATAGACAAGAACCCAATGGATAAGGTTCCCCGTCCAAAACAGTCAAAGGACGAAGAGGTTTCAGATGAGCCTTTGTCATACACGGCAGAAGAAGCACGATACATCATGTCGTGTCTCGAAAAGGAACCTCTACGATGGAAAGTCTATGTGCTGCTTCTGATAGACACTGGCTGTCGTAGAGGAGAAATCAGCGGTTTGAGATGGAAAGAGATTGATTTTGACTCTTCAACTATCACGATAGACCGAAATCTTCAATATTCTCCAGCCAAGGGAACCTACGTGACCACACCAAAAGGACGAAAGAAAAGAATTGTCGATCTCTCCCCTAAAGTTGTAGAACTCCTGCTCCAGCTGCAAGAGGAACAGGACCCGAAGTCGGAGTGGGTTTTCACTCAGAAAAGAAGTACTCTACCGATTCATCCAGACACTCCAAACAAATTTTCAAAGCGATTTGAAAAAAAGTATGGGATTGAGCATTTTCATCCTCACAAGCTCCGGCACACTTCAGCAAGTATTGCAATCACAAACGGTGCCGATGTCGTCAGTGTGGCCGCTAGACTGGGTCATGCGGACAGCAGCACTACTCTTCGAATGTACGCTCATGCGAACTCAGAGAGCATTCGAAAAGCAGGGCAAGTAGTCCGAGATGCAATTCTTACAAAAGATACTGATGAAAAGTCTCCTTGAGCCAAACTACCATACACAGTGCAGATTTTGCATAGTGGTGGGCATAAAAATCAGGGTCGAAGATAATCTTCGGCCCTATTTTCTTAGCGCTCCGAGGCGGATGGATGTTGCAGGCTTTAGGAACGAATCCTAAAAATTTTGAGAAACTCCAAAGACCATGTTGCAAAAAGTGTTACAAAAAATTTGGGGTAGCACTTTACAAACAAGAAAAAGTCCTACGAATTTCGCAAAATCTAGCGATAATTCGTAGGACTTTTGGAGCTACTGATCCGATTCGAACGGACGACCTGCTCATTACGAGTGAGCTGCTCTACCGGCTGAGCCACAGTAGCAGACCAATGTTCTGCAACGTGATGTATTCTACCATAAAAGCCGGTGAGTGTCAAGATGGGAATTTGTTTTTGGCGCAAAGTTCTTAG